CACCAATTGTAGGTCTAATTACTAAGTCGACCATTTAGACCTCTTCTAGCTTTAATTTGTAACGTTTTCCGCTCTTCCTATTTATTAAGTACATATTTTCTGATCCTTCCTGAAACGTCCATGAACCTTTTGTGCCATCGATTTCATTACCAGGATGATTTGGTCTATCATTGCACATTTTTATATCAGAAGTACTAATATCATCACAGTAAATATCACCATTTACATAAAGTTTGTAAGCTCCTGGATTTGCAATACCGATGCCTACATTTTCAGAAGAATCAATAGTTATTGCTACAGAAGTTGAGTTGTCATTTATTCCAGTAACGCCTTTGACCGCTTTCCAAGCACTTCCGTCATATCCTTCAAAATTAGTATCTGTTGTATTAAATCTAAATGCGCCAGTTGTTGCAGTTCCTTGTTGTGCGGTTGTACCAGTTGGTACTTTTATTGATGCAGTTGAAAAAAGACTAACAATACCTGCCGAATCTATACTCATTTGTTGTACGCCAGCAGTCCAAAAATCTAAACTATCTTTATCTATAGTTGCTTCTGCTGTTATGTAGGTGTCTTGGTCGATATCAATAAGTCCGCCAAGTGATCCCCAATTAGATCCGCTATAACCTTCAAAAGAACCCAATGTAGTATTATATCGAATTCCGCCAGCTAAAGGAGTTCCTCTTTGAGCAGTTGTACCAGTTGGTATTTTAATTGATGCAGTAGTTCCAATTTGTGTTATATTTGGTTGTGCGGTAGTGGCTATAGCAAATGAGCTATCAAACAATGCTCCAGGCACAATCGTTCCTTGACCAGTTATTGTTCTAGAATTACCATCATCTGAAAGGGTAATATCATTACCGTCTTCGCCTAGTTTTGCTAAGAAAAGATTATCAGTTAATGTAATATCTCCTCCGAGGGTAAAAGCATCTGAAAAAAGCATAGTTTCAGCATATGGTCCTCTTAGCATCGTAGTTGTTTCAGTTATTAATGCTGATGCAGATCCACCTATTTCTCCCCATTCGGTTCCATCATATCCTTCAAATCCGGGTGTATCTGTGTTATATCTAAATCCACCCTGTATAGCAGTATTACGTTGTGCATCTGTACCAGCAGGAAGAACAAGAGCATCTGTACCAGTAATTGTAACAGCACCGGTTTGGTCTATTGTCATTCGTTTAGTACCTGCTGTCCAAAAATCTAAATCATCTGAATCAGTGGTTGCTTCTGCTGTTATGTAGGTGTCTTGGTCGACGTCTATAATTCCGCCAAGTGATCCCCAATTAGAGCCATCATATCCTTCAAATGTGGCTAATTCAGTACTGTATCTAATACCGCCTTGAATTGTTGGGCCACGTTGTGCAGTTGTACCAGTTGGTAATTTAAGTGATGCAGTAGTACCAATTGAAGTAACATTCGGTAATGCGGTTTCTGCGCCTGTAATTATTATTTGTTCTGGTGAAGTACTTGAAACAAAATGTAGCAACCCATTTTTAAAATAAAGTATTCCTCCTGTAGTAGGCGCAGTAGGTGGATTTAAACTAGCATAATCTGTTTCTAAATGTATACCTGTTTGGGAAGTTAACATACCTCCTGCAGGAATATATAAAGGTCTGTATGCTCCGTCCTGTATAATTAACGGATCAGATGGACTTGATTCCTGTTGATTAATATGAAGCAATCCTAATGGAGTACTTGTACCTACACCTACTCGTCCGCCACCATAATAAATTGAACCTGCTACAGTACCTGATAACCAGTTACCTGTCGTATTTGCTACTATAAATTTTGAAGTAGAATGGTCCCATACTAATGCCCAACCATCATGAACTATGCCTAATGTACCTGTGTTAACATCTGTTAAATCGGTTAAATTTTCGGATGTAATATTTGTTAAATATCCTATACTAGTATGATCCCCCCAACCATATGCAACAACGCCTTGCAGAGCATCCTGGGAAATTTGTGGGTCTACTATTAGTGTTCCTGTAGATGTTATAGTAGTCCCGCCGCCTTGAAGCAGTAATCCCGTGCCTGCTGTTACTGCGGTTAATCCTGTTGTCCATTGTAAGGCGCTACCTGTCGTACTTAAATATTGTCCTGCTGTTCCACTATTGCTTACATCTAATTCTGGTAAACCTATATTCTCTGCAGGTAAATTTAACTTACCAGTAGTAGCAGTTAATGTTACATGCTCACCTGCTAAAATTTGAGCAGGAGTACCAATAGTTAATTTTTCTAATTCTAAACCATTTGCTGTTGCTGTTAATACAATTGGATATGATCCACCAAATTTAAGACTATGAGGAATTAATAAAGCGCCTATAATTTCTGATAATGTTATATTTCCTAAATCTACAGTATTTGTATGTACTGTATCCCATACGTTACTAGTAGAACCTAAATCGTAAGTAGATGTAGTTGCAGGCAATATATCTTCAGTAATTGCTCCTACCGAAACTGACCAAGTAACTTTTTTATCATCTACAGTATTGTCGGTTGTTATGCCTACCCCAGGACCTGCAATAAATTCTAATTCTCTCGAAGAATCTATGGAAATAGTAGGTTGACCGGTAACAGATACTGTAGTGAGATAATCACCAAATCCTACTGTTAATACACCAGGATTCCCTTCAGTTAAAGTAAACCCAGATGCAACATTAAATTCAATACTAGTAGCATTGGTAAATGTTTGGTTGTTATATATAAAATCTGCAGAGTCAGGTGATATCCAAATTAAACCACCCGATGATCCTAATCCTAATACTTGTCCTGTTGTTCCTGATCCACTTATATCCATTTCAGGTATGCCAACTGCATCTGGAGATATAGAACTAGCCGTGTTAAATGTTGCGCCCAAAAATCTTACTTTTATAAGAGCATTATATGAAGGAGCAGTTGTAAATGTAATTTGTGTTCCTGTAACCGAATAAGCATTATCTGCACCTGGTTCTTGAAGTACTCCATTTATTATTACTAATAATTGATTTGGTGTGCTTGCTAATTGAGATAAAGTAAATGTTTTGGTACTTGCATCACCATAAAATGTATCTATGTAATATGTACTTGCTGATAATTTTGCAGGTGTTATGCTTCCATCTTGAACTACTGTTTGTATAGTATCTAAATTAAGAAATGTAACAGTAATATCTAATAAATTTGGGACATTTTCTGGAAAAACTAATTTAGCAGGATTGGTACCTACAATAGTATATGATGAAGGTGCTTGGTATAAACTATCAACAAATACAAGTATATCTGTAGGTGATGGAGGAACTCTTGTTAATGTAAATTCGTTAGTACTGCCGTCACCTGTAAAAAGATCTACAGATAAATTTGCTTGGGTAGTAGAGGCAATGGTAAGTTTACCATTGCTTGGATCAGTTGTTAATTGAATTCCTGCGCCAGAAACGAATTCAAGATCGCCAGTTGCTGGTATTGTTAAATTCGGCTGTCCAGAAACAAGTATATTATCTATAGCTCCGCCGACGGTAGGAACAAATTTAGTTAAAACACTATCCCATTTAAGTAAATTACCATTTACTAATCCTGATTCATCTATATCACTTAAATCTAATAATGCTCCACCGCCTAAAGATCCCCAAAGTGTTTGAGTATTATCATTGGGATCTTTAGAATATCCTTCAAATTTACCTGTGGTTTCATTATATCGTATAACACCTTCCGAAGGGGTGATAGGGCGTTCTGCAGTCGAACCAATAGGTATAGTTAACCCTTCTACTCCAGAAAATGTTGCATTTCCTAAAATATCGGGGTTTGTGTCAAATGTTTTGCCTGTTACTACCGTTCTACTCATTTAAAAATTTTCCTATAATGTTGTTACATCTATAACTACTATTGTACCGAACATGTTTCCATGAAGAATACATTGATATATATAATTTCCGCTTATTACTTGAGGTACTGTCCAAAATAAAGTACCCGAAACGTTTCCTTGAGCCGTGTTGCCGTATGTCCAATTACCTAAAGTATCAAGATGTCGTAATCCTGTATTAAACACGGATTGCTGTCCTGTAATTCCTTCACCTGCGGCTGTTTTTATCATAAAACCATGCCCTGTGGTATCTAATGTAAATGCATATGTATGCCCTCCAATAACGTATATTGTAGGACTTACTGCGGTACCGTTGCTTAAATTATTACCTGTTACCGGAATGTCATCTACCCCAAAATCTGTATTTGACATTACATAATGATATGATGGTGTTTGAACAAAAAATGTTCTAGCCGCAACGGTTTTTGGTTCAAATGTTGCCGCCGCCGCCGCAAAGGTAACAGTATCATTTGCAGAACTTGTAGTAATAGTCACGCCCGTACCTTCTACAAAAGTTACGGTATCATCAGATTGATTTGCAGTAAGAGTAAGTTGTCCCGATACTGCAATATTTTTATATGTGTCTTGGCTTACTGCGGCCGAATGTATTATTATTTTATCTGTTACGGAATCAGTGGTTAATGTAATATTAGAACCTGCTTCTAATGTTAATGTATCTGCAGCCGAATCTGCTTGAACATCTAATTGTCCTGATACTGCTATAGTTGAAAATGCCGATGTGGCTTGAGAAGAATTTGTAACTGTAATACTATCAGCCGAATTATCTGTTGATAAAGCAATTCCAGTTCCAGCAATTAATGTTAACGTATCGCCTGCTCCGGTGGCATTATCTGCAACAACATCTGTCTGACCTTGAACACTAATTGTACCAAATGCGGTTGTTGTTGTTCCGCCGCCTCCGCTTGTTGCAGTTGAATTAATTGTAATACTTTGGGTAGTTGCATTAGTATCTATTGTAACATTTGTGCCTGCAATAAATGTTAATGTATCTGTTAATCCTGCCGCTATAATAGTAGGTTCGTTTGCAACAGCAACGGATTTAAATATATCTGCGGCAAAAGATGAATCAATTAGAAGTTCGTCTCCTGTAATACTAGTTGTAATATTAGTTCCGCCGGTAACTGTGAATATATCGGTAGAACTATTTGCCGTTGCCGTTCCGGCATCAGCATTTATAGTTGCCCATAAATCTTGTGTGGTTCCTCCACCACCTCCACCGCTACCAGTATTTGTAATTGTAATAACATTTCCTGCTCTTAAGGTATCTATGCCAGTACCACCTTCAATTGTAAGTTCATCGGTAATACTTGTTGCTTCTGCAGATCCACCAGCATCTGCTGTAATTTTATAAAATACGCCTGATGGAACTTCTGTTGATTTTGCTACTCTTAACCATTCTCCACTATTACTAGTTGCTGAAAAATATAACTCATTACTTGCAACACCAACACAACCAGGATAAGTTGAAGCGTCGATTGCACTTTCTAATCCACTTTTCAATGAAAAACTATTTTTAAATTTTAAATTATAAGGAATTGAAGTACCACCAAAAACAGTTAATCCTGCGGCTATTTCTGTTCCGGTTGGTTTTATTGTTAATACACTGGTAGTATAGTTTTTAAAATCAAACAACGGTCTTACTGCAATTGCCGCCTCTACTCCATAAGAATAATCAGTAACATCACCACCTTTTTTAACTACAAAATCCATCATAGGATAAATTCCGGTATCCTTTGCAGTTGGGACTTCACCTATTACACTCATACTAGCAATAGATGTACTAGATTCAACACCACCTCTAACACAAGGCGATAATTGAGAAGTTGATGTAGTAGCATTAGACATTTCTACAAAATCATTTGAAGCATCGATTATTTTACCTCTAAAAAATATTTCTTTATCAACAGCGGCTGGGTGATCTATAACAATTTGACTTCCATATGTTAGTTGTTGTTGAAATACTGTGCTTCCTGAAAATGTTATGTCACCACCTATAGTATAATCGCCTGAAGTTTTTATATAACCAGGTTCAATAGAAAATTCATTATTGTTTACGTCTAATCCTGTTCCGGCAGTATAAGTTATACTCGGAGCATCAATTGTAATTTCATTAGATGTTTGTGATATAGACATTCCTGTACCAGCTCTTATACTTCTAAATTGTAAATCGCCGGTAGCATTATCTTTTGCATAAAATACTAGACCTTCTCCAGCACCTCTATTAGATGCTAAGTTTGATTCTCCTGTATTTTCTACAAATTCTAATCCATCTTCATTTGTGTTGACTCTTAAAATTTTATATTGTTCAGTTGTATAGTTACTTGGAGTATCTGTAAGTCCTGTAAAATCTGCAGAACCTCCCCCGCCTCCTCCTCCAGTTGGTAAATCTATAGGTAAATACTGACTTACATTAGATTGATACTGAAGTATTTGGCCATCTGCTATTCCTGTGTCATTAACGTTTACCAAATTACCTACATTTTGACTGAGTATATTAGTTAGGTAACTAAAAGTTGCGTGGTCGCCCCAACTATAAGCAGTTTGTGAATTTGTAAGGGTTGTTTGTGTAGCAGAATCTAATTCCAATGTACCTGATGAAGTAATTGGTCCGCCAGTTAGCCCTATGCCTGTATCTATTTCTGTTACAGTACCTGCTCCTGTTGCAACAAATTCGCTATGTAATAGTATTCTATGACCACCTACAGTGGAACCATCATGTATTCGTAATGTATTAAGATCAGTATCTACTGTTACCTCGCCAAACGCTCCCGTGAATGTAGCATGTTGGGTAGTACTTCCTCTTCTAAATTTTACTTCTGTACTCATTTTATTTCCTTATGCAACTGTTTGTCCTACAAGTTTATAAATTTTTCCGGGGCCTGTCGGATCATATGTTAATCGTGTTATAACATATAGTTCTTTATGTACATCTTCGCCAAATCCCGTAACAAACTGTACACCAAAATCTATTGCTAATGGGTTTAATTGATGTATTTGATATATATCTGGTATCGGCTCTTTTAAGTAATATATTTTTCCTTCAGGATTGGACCAATCAGTAGTCCAATCAGCAAAAACATATTTTCCTATTAATTCTGTACAAACTGATCCTCTATAAACAAATCCACCTATAATTGATAGTCCATTAATTCCCCTAGGGGAATTAAAATGTGGATACTCTGCTACAGGTTTTTCTAAGCCATTCAAATATGTCTCAACATCTGTACCTGCGAGAGTAGCAATCTCAATTGCTTTTTCAACATCATATAAGAAGGTACCTTCCATAAGATTCCATCCATAATTGCCTCCATTTTTAGCAATACTAATTTCTTCTATTTCATATTGTCCAACATCACCAACCCAACATTTTCCTGTTACGTGGTCTACACTCATTCCAAATGGATTTCTAAATCCAAATGCAAAAATTTCTTCTTTAAACTCTGCATGATCTTTAAATGGATTATCAGATGGTATAGCATAATTCCCATATTCTGCAGAACCTATATCCACATTTATTCTTAAAATTTTTCCTAATGGACTAGTTCTCATTTGAGCATTGTGTTCTGGTGCTGGTTGTTGAGGCCCTGCTCCGCCATCGCCTGTTCCTATATACATATAACCATCGGGCCCAAATGTCATATATCCAGCATTATGATTGACAGCAGGTTGATCAAATCGCATAATAATTATTCCAGACGTAGGGTCTGCAACATCATCATTTATCGGATCTGTAACAGTATATCTTGCTATAATACTTTCGTGATCTATGCCTATACCAATATATGGATGATCTGTACCTACCGATTTTGCCGCAGAATAATTAACAAAAAACCACCCATTATGTTCAAAGTCTGGATGAAATGTTAAACCTAATAATCCTCTTTCATCATATGAAGTAGCCAAAGGAAGCATAACAGGTGTTGAATTAGTTGTTGATGTCATATCTAGCAATGGTGTTTGCAAAACAACCTCACCTTTATATACTTTAATTTTACCTGTTTGTTCAGCAATATACATTCTATCATCAAAGTGATTGTTTGTTAAAGCACTTGGTGATTCTAGATTCGCCGATAGACCCAAAATTTCAGTTAAGTTAACGGCTGTATCATCTGCTACAAAACCATAATCTTGTTCTGCTGTTGCTGTTCCTAAATCGCCATAATCTGCAGGTATTATACCATAGTCCAATTTATTAAGTTGATAGTCAGGTGTTCGTATTCTTATTAAATTTTCTTCATCACTAATAACAATACCATCGCCTGCTATTAATCTTTTAAATTCGAAATTAATATTACTTTTTTGTTTAAATATGCCTGTTCCTTCTAGATTGGTTCCTGCATTACTTGCGGTATTTGCTTCACCGCCGGTTGCACCTGGTGGTGATTGCCATGTTATTGCACCTGTACCATCTGTCATTAAAAATTGACCAGATACACCGTCTGCTGAAGGAAATGTCTGCTCATTTAATTTTAATTCGCCGCCTGCTCCTACTTCTATTTTTAAATCGGTATTTGTGGCAGATATAATTTTGTTTTCATTTAAATTTAAATCTCCTCCTAATACAGGAGAATTATCATTTTGAACAGCGGTAAATTGTTCTGTATATGCTAATGTTTGACTTGATCCTGGTATTGCTCTATATACTACAACAGCAGTTTCGCCTGCTTCTAATGACGAACTAAATGCAATTTGTGTTCCGCTTGCTAAATTTGTTATACTATAATCAACTCCGGGTTTTTGTGTTACTCCATCTATTGTTACATCCAATGCCGCAACATCTTTTGGAGAACCTGTTGTTAGGGTAAATGAAGTTCCTGGACCAGTAAATGAATCATACTGGAAGTCAGGAATATTTTGTATATCATCGTAGTCAACTGCGGATAAAACCGCTTCATATCTTTGACCATAATACATTATGTTCTCTCCAAAACGCTTGCAAATATTTCGCAATCTGTGTGTGTTGCCGCCACTTTTAATGAATCATCGGCTTCTAAATTAATAGATTTATCCAAACTCAACGTTGTGTTTGGTGGTATTGGTACCTTAGATAATATTACCATATCTGAAGTAGCACTATCGTCATACACTTTCAATGTAATTTGTACATTTGATGTAGCATGTTTATTAGCAATATATAAACCATGAATAATTGCCGAAACTTGGTTTAATTGATTGGCTGTATACATTGTTTCATCTGTATCTGCTACAGCAATTGTATGACTTGCATTTTTAAAAAAACTGGCCATATTTTATCCATTATGCGAATGCAATAGCAAATGCAATTGCATCATCTTCTTCTATATAAGCACTTCCGCCTGGTCCACTGACTGCTAGGTTACCTATTTGTATATTATTACCCTGTTGTGTTACAGAAATACCTGTTCCTGCTGAAAGTTTATAAAATTCTAAATCAAGGCTTGCTTTCTGTTTAAACACACCTAACCCTGTACCAACATTAGATGCAGTATTTGCTTCACCCGATGAAGTATTCGGAGCAACACCTGGCTCCCATTTTCCGTTTGTCGCGTTCCATATTAATACATCATTATTAACTGGAGCATTTACATAATCGACATCAGCAAGAGCACTTACATTCTTGCTCCCAATATTCGTATCAACACGAGCCTCAGTATAATATTTATTTGTATTTCCTTCAATTACATTATCTGTACTAATAATATTGCCAACTGTATAATTTGTTAAATCAGTTTCTCCAACATATCCTAATGCGGTTTTATTTGTAAATTGAATTGTATTTTGTGCAGAAACTGTTAACAAATAACCCGTAGAACCTACATAAGAAACAGGAGTATCGGTTAATTCTAAAAGTGTACCAGCAGGTGCATCTGTTAATTCTAAAGTTGTACCACTTGTAGAAACTCTTAGATATTTTCCTGTTTGGCCACTTAGTGTACTAGGTGTATCAGTTAATCCAATAAATGTTGTAACATCTACCGGAGCACTAACAAATTCTAATGCAGTTCCGCCTGTATTAACTTTTATATATTTTCCTGAATCTCCTGTTGATATACCAGGAGTGTCTTGTAATGCGGAAAATGTATCAATTTGAACAGGAGGACTAACAAACTCTAATCCTGTCGCATTATTTTTAATAGCAATATATTTTCCACCTTGGTTAGTCATTGTACTAGGAGTATCATCTAAACTAATAAAAGTTTTATCTGTGAATATAAGTCCGGTTCCGCCTGAGTTAACCGTTATTAACTTATTTTCTCCTCCAGTAAACGATGTAGGAATGACATCGGTTAGTAGAAGAAATGTTGTATTAACATCACCAATCTCTGCAAATTGTATTCCTGTTTCATTGGGGTTAACAATTAACATTTTCCCTACACTACCTGTATATGTGGATGGCGAATCTGTTTGTCCTATAAATGTTGGATTTCCGTCTATAGTTATAGTAACAGCATCACCTGTTGCAGTCGAATTTACACCATCACCTACAAAATCTAGATTTCCTACAGCATTTGTTATTATTATGCCTTCATTTCTAACACTTACATTTCCTGTATCTGCCCAAATAAATTTACTATTTGTAAAATCATATTGTAAGAAATTACCATCGTTGCTTTGTACAGGAGTATCTACATCTATTATTTGTGATATAGTTAATGCTTTCCATTTATATGAATTAGTTGGATAATCATAATAAAGTACTTTCTTGTTATCTGCTTGCGCCGAACTTGCTACATCTAATAGAGCTGTTAATTTATAATCTCTCCATTTAAATGAAGTAGTAGAATGATTATAATATAATCCTTGTAAGTTTTCCGATGAACCTGGTATATCTAAATCTGATAAATTTTTAAGTTCAAATTTTTTCCATTTAAATGAAGTAGAAGGATGATCGTAATACATGATATCTGTATTATTGGCAGATAACACAGGAGTAACATCAATTAAATCAGTTAAATTTTCGGCAGTTATATCTGTTAAAAATGATTCGCTAACAAATTCTATACCTGTACTATCTGATTTAACTTTTACAAAATACCCTGCGGCATTTGTGTAATTTGCAGGTGTATCATTTAGCCCTGTTATAGTTGTGGCGCCTGTTAATGGTGGATCATCTAATTCCCAAGTACCATTTAAATATGATAAAATTTTACCATTTGATACACCGGTAACATCTGTATCTGTTAATCCTGCTAATGTATTTTGTCCAGTATCTAATTGAGGAGTAAAGTTTGTACCATCATATTTTAATACTTGATTAAGTACTGGAGTTGTTGTAGTTGTATCTACATCAGTTAAATCATCTAATACTGTTGGTATAACAATAATTTCTTCTTTCCATTTTTGAGCAGTAGAATTCCATCTTAAAAAATATCCATTAGTACCAGTATTCATGCTTGATAAATCAACATCTCTTATGTCAGCTAAATCGTCATCATCTATGTCGAAATAATTTGCAGAGGCATGATCCCCCCATCCATGTGCGGCATCCCAATTAGTAATTTTTTGTTGAGTTATTCCTGATGAAACATGAGCACCAAATACAGGATCGGTTTCTGTATACGATGTTAAATATCCTTCAGCATCATGGTCTCCCCATAGATAGGCAGTATCCCAATTTGTTATTTTGGTTGTAGTTACATTTGATGCAGGTGAAGCAAGAAATATTGGATCTTGTTCAGCTAAAGGTGTATATGTAAAAACACCTGTTTGATTATTATATGTTAATGTTGATACTGCATTGGCAGTTACATTTGTTACAGATAGATCTGTTAAATCAATCCCCCCGAGTGCCGCATTAATCCAACTTCCACTGCTATATGTTAAAATTTGAGCATCCTGGGCATTAGTAATAGTTGTATCGGACAAACCAGCTAAAGTTCCGCTCGAAGTTGATGCAATTGTTAGTGTTTTTTGTTGAGCAGTTATAGTCGCTCCAGAACCATCTCCTGAACCACTCGAATCTTCATTATAATCATATAAAGTTGTAGCAGTATCATTCTTTCCTTTTATTTGTAAAAATGCTCCTGCGGTACCATCAGCAATTCTACCACCCGAATCACCATATGTAATACCATTTGCATATCTTGTACCTGAGTTGTGTGTTCCGTCTGTTGTTGTTGAAAGTTCAAATTGTGTAGACGTGGGTACTAATGTTGAATTACTTGTATCAAAAATATAAGTACCACCAGTTACAAAATTAAAAGATGTAATAGCATTACCTGCTCCAACAATTCCTGTTGCATCTTCAAAAATATATTTGCCACTACTAAATTTTACATAATAAGTTTGTGTGGTACTTGGTGGTGCTGTTGTAGTTAATGTTATACCGGCACCTTGTGCTAATGTAACTTCGTCAACTGCTGTTGCTATTAGTGTATCTTGTCCTGATACATTCCACTTTTTAAAGGTGCTTTCCATTGCAACTTTAACAACACCACCAGTTAAATCAGTTAAAGCAAATCCGCTGTCTACATCAAATTGTATTTGACTTACAGATGCTACACTAACATTAGAACTAGGGTCGTTTATTTCTGCTACTGTTAGTGGAGATCCACCACCACCACCACCGGAGCTTGCTTGATTTATCCAGGCAGTTCCGTTCCATGTTAATACTTGACCTGACGAAGGCGTTGTTATTGTGGTATCAGATAATCCTGTTAAAGATCCTGTGTCGGTTAAATCTATTTCAAGTTGTTCGTAACTTATCCAATATGGTTTTCCGTCTGCTTTTGTATAAAAATATCCGCCGTCTCCGTCTGCAGGTAGGGCTGGAGTAGAACCTTGTTCAGTTGATATATGAACTAGTCCACCGATATTTACAGAGGTATTAAAGCCCCACATGTCTGTGGTTTTGCTCCAAGTAATAGTTTTATCATTTGCGGCTTTGAGTATAATACCGCCGCCATCGGCTGTATCATTTGTCGGAGTAGCAACTTTGCCTATTTCTATAGTATGATCTTCTACTTCTAATTTAGAAGTATTAACTATTGTTTCTGTTCCGTTAACTGTAAGATTACCATTAACAATTAAGTCATCAAATGTTACATCGTCTGTTGTGTTTAACGTTTGATCATAACTAGTAACTACTGCCCAAGTTCTATCACCTTTTAAAAATTTAAGCTCATCCCCTGCTACTGGTGCAGGTACTGTTCCTGGTGTTCCGTCTGTACTAGATGTTGCCCCTCCAAAACTAGCAACTACAGACCAAGTTCTATCACCTTTTAAAAATTTAACCTCATCTCCTGCTACCGGTGCAGGTACTGTTCCTGCTGTTCCGTCTGTACTAGATGTTGCTCCTCCAAAAGGAGACCCGCCAGCATAATTGCTTACATGTATTTCTTTAGGAATCCCTGATTGATCTTGTGTCCAATCTATATGTTCGTCTTCCGAAAAATTAGTTAATAGATCATGGTTCCAATCTGAATTAACATATGTTGTATTAGGTGGTACTGACCAAATACCTGTGGCACTTAAATATTTTAATTGATCGCCGGCTAGAGGACTTGGAACAAATCCATATGCTCCACTTGTAGATGAAGATGCTCCAGTAAAATTACTTGGCTTTTCTGTTAAATCATCATAACTGCCACTAAACAAATCGGGTTTATTTGTTAAATCATTATAGTTTCCTATAAATGCATCTAATATACCATACCCAGCAATAGTTGTCGGTCTCTCAGTTAAATTTGCAAATACACCATTAAATGAATTATCGCCAGAACCTATAGGAGTTGACCACGAACCCAAATGGTTTATAAATTGTCCTTCTGCACCGCCTGGTGGCAACCATTGTGCAACAATATGTGAATGTGTAGATGTGCCGCCGCCTTCACTTGACCCACCGCCACCTCCGCCAGCAGTAGAACCCGATTCTGATTGGGTATACGTAATAGGTAAACTAGTAAACGGTGCTTCGGTAGTTGTTGTGGTTGTAATTAATGTACTTAACTTTTTGTATTCCGATTCAGGAGTAGTTCTAACAACATACTGTTCAATAGGAGTACTAGAATCAATTGTAGTATCTGTTTCTTGTTTTATTAAATTAATAATTCTGCGCCTATCAATTTCTGATATATCTTTTATAAATTTGTTAACTTCTTTATAATAAGCATATTGTGCTTGTTGTTGGGCAGTTTTATCAATATTACCATCTTTGTCTTTAAGAGCAAGATAGTTTTTTCTTATATGTTGAATGCCTTCATTTCGCAACCATGACCTAGGTTTCATATTACCATAATTGCATAATCTAAATAATGATGCTTCTGCAACTCTACGAGAAGGTTTTCTATTATCTATTTGTATTGCAGATGATACTTGATCAATGGTACCTTTTTGAATGAAATAAATTAAATCAAATTCATATCCTTCGGTTGTAGTATAATCTATTGAACCGGTATCATAAAACATACTAACCAAAGCATCCCATTGGTGTTGTAAGACAAATTCTGGACTATTGTTTAGTCGTTTGCGAAGATTGTTTTGTGCCTTAGTAACATCTGTTATCCATAATCTATATGCATTTGTTTCGGTAATACCATTAGAAAAGGCACTACCGCTATAACCATAACCCATTACATATTTTTTACCATCCCAATGGCGATGTCCGCGATATAATTCTTTGCCTAACATAAAATCAAGACCGGCATCACTTATTGAGGCCGATTTTGTGTTTACAGGAGTAGACGAATATTGTTTCGATAATGATTGATCATCATAGTTAATCTCTATCGGTAATTCTTTATATCTAGTTGCCATTAATTAATCCCTAGTCCTCCACCGGCAGCAAATCCAGGTTTTAAACCTTCGCCTAGTGGTATTAATCTTTTATCTTCATGTCCTAACCAAGGCTCATGTTCTGGTACTCGTGGGCAAACACTATCTAATACACTGACATTGTCTGATAATGAAATCATTTCAGGCGGCTCTGCCTCTACTGCACTACCACCTTGTAAATCTAATCTTGCGGCCTTTACTACTGTTCCACCTGCTGTTATAAGATTTCCGTCTAAATCTGCTTGTATAATATAATTACCAGCAGTCTTCATTTGAAAATCACCAGTAGTAGCATTTATATTAATTCCGTCGGCTCCTTCTGCTCGTATTTTTATACTTCCTTTTGATTGTATATTAATATCACCATCTACATGTAAATTAAAATCTTTAAGTGAATGATACGATATATCATCTGTGCAAAACACATCCATCTTACCGTCATTGGTAAGTTCTATCCATGCTGTACCTCGTTTATTAATAATGTAAACTATACCTTTTTCATCATTAAGTAGTACCTGAGCACCACCAGCAGTTCGTAATCGTATACCTTTATCAACCCCAGCATCGTCGCCGTCGTCCATTACAAATTGATGTTGTCCTGGAGTTAATATTCCAAACACTTTACTAGGGCTTTCTCTCTTAGCACCACTAGTACAGGTTCCTCTAATCGCATCATTGTGGTCACCGTTTTCTCCGCCAAGAAGTCCTTGTGTTTCAAGAGCCTCTTTCATTGGTTTATGAGCAGGGCGGAGCTCTGGTTTTTTATCATATTTGTTTTTTTCTGCGCCTGGTGCTGGTCCTTCATATGTCATTGCAGATGGAATACCTGGTACAGTAAAATTAACATTTTCTTGAAAGAAGCATCCTAACCAAACGCCTTCATTTATATCACCATTAATAAAACCTACTAAACCTTCTGTTTCTATTGTGGGCGGAACCATCCAAAAACCATAAGCAGTTTGGGTATCTTTAAATGCTGTAGACATTGGCTTTATTGAATATGGATTAGATGCACCAGCAAACGGGGACAAATATCTAACGTTAATCCAAGTATCTTTTCTAGTAGGATGTGCAATCTCTGGAATATAAACTTGCAACCTACCCATGTTGGCTTTATCTAATGATCGTTTAATATATGCCCTATATATATAAGGCATAGATTTAATCTGTACCCCAGCTCCTTCGGCTTCCGTCATTTTTGTAAATTCTTTTGTTATCATTCCGGTAAACACCCCAATTCAAACCATTGGTCTGCATCTTTAACTCTAGACCAATATTTTTTTGCTCCCCGACGTCGCCCACAATCTCTAAATTCAAAATAATTTTTATTCCATCCTTTACCATAATTGGCATTGGCATATTGTTGAAATAAATTATCTCCACCATTACCACCCCAATGAAATCCTTGAGTTTCTGCAAGTTGTCCTATTTCTTTCCAATGTGCTTCATTTGTAGTTGTTATAGATCCATCGGTCTCGTGCAAATATTTTGTTTTTGAAACACTATTAATACTAACAACTTCTATTCTAAATGAAGTACCAGTTAAATGATGACTATCTTTATAATTGTGTTTAAGTGTATCTTTTTTACGTAATTCTTTATGTTTAGATAATTGTCGAACACCTGTTACAATTTTAATAACATAAACACTTGAATGAGCTTTTGCGTTTTTAACAAAAGTTGCCGCAAAGTTTCGTAACTTAGGATGTAATCTTGCTATTTCAATATTAGTTCCAATATCATCGGTGCTAGAAAAAGACCAATTACCATCCTTATCGGGTCTTTCTCCAAAACCTGCGTAACTACCTACTGGTGGTTTTTCTCCAAATTGTGTTTTATATGTTGCCATTTAACTCCTTTCTTCATATCCCTTTGATTCAAGATTGGCATTTCTTTGAAGGTCGTCAAACTTTTCCCGATTAAACGTTTCTTGAGGTCGGCCTCGTCCTTTTTCATCATCTGAGTGTGCATCTTGGTGCGAGGCTTTCTCTTTTACCGCACGGTTTGCTAAACTAATTTCTTGTTCACTTGTATATTTTAATAAAGTAGAACGGGCCAATTCATAATTAGTTGAAATATCTCGAATTGCTTCCAATGATTGGGTAAAGGCACCATTAACAAATCGAGATATAACATTTTTTACTTTAAATATTCCACTTATTGTTACATTGTTTACAAATTCCATTTTTCCTGTATCTGGATCTGGTTCAACCGGACTATTCACATTTAACCAAAACATAGGAGCACCTTGTTCGTATATTGCAAACTCTGCTATGCCAGTACTTGCGTTTCTAAATTGTTTAGTTAAATTTGACATACCTAACCAATATGGATCTCCTTTAATTTCTATATTAATCTCTGATAATTCTGAACCGCCTGTTAATTCCATATACATATTACCTAATTTTATTCGTCCTGTGCTTTTGTCGGGTGTTACATTTTGTTGTAAAGCATTACCACTATCAACAGTATCCGATGAAAGTGTATGGAATGAAATATTTTCCTGAGTTGAAGGTAATGTATATGATTCAATGTACAGTCCGCTACCTTTTCTAATATTTGTAGAAGTTTCGCTTGCAAGAGCCGCCTGTGCTTTTTCTAAATCATCGGCATCCTGAGGATTTGCACCATATATCAATCCTTGATCACTTAAAGGACCATATGTTTTGCCAATATATTTTCTAAGATCCTAATTTCTTTACCTTCTGGACCTAACCCCGTTGTCATGAGGTGGCTATCATTTACCGCTGTTAGTTGAGCTTGGTGACCATCTCTAATAGGAATAGATCTAAAATATGTAAGATCAAAATTTATATCAAACTGTAATACTTCTGTATTTAATCCTGTAAAATTATAATCATATCGTTTTGTAAGTAATTGTTCTTCTAATAACTTAGTTACTTTGTCTTTCATTACATCTTTATCATTAAACTGAGTTGCAAGTTCTCCGGAATATACTGTTGCGTCTTTATATGATTCGAATGAATACAAATATTTTCTTGAATATCTTTTTCGTGATATATCATAATCCCCAAATCTCATATCACAAACCAAACGAAAAATTTCCGGAATACTTTTTGAATTAGTCATTTTTCCATCTGTACCCATTTCACGCATAAATCCACCTTCGGTAGTTTTAACTCGTTGAAATTCTTCTGTCGCTCCCATTATAGAATTTAATATATCGGGAATACGAGAACCTTTTGCTATCTGAATTACTAACTTAGAATTATCTATATGAGATCGTGTTGATTGATTATTTTCTTTTGATGCATTTTTTAAGTTAGAAAATTTATAATCTTTCCATGCGTCATCTATCTTAATATAATATTCATCTCTAATAAAATGTGCTTTTGATTTAACTTCATCTTTAGCACAGTCATTTAAAAAAGTTTGGAATCCTTTAGTCCATTCACCTAAAGATGATGCGGCAATAGTTGATACATTTTTTATTGTGGGTCCTACTTGTCCGCCATATGCTGTTACTCCTGGCTCTTGTGCATAAATTCTATATTGGCCGCCTTTTTCACTAATAGATATATTCATGTTTAAAAACTGAATTGGGTAGACAAAATAATATGCGGATTGACCTGGTTCTACATTTTCTGCATTACCATTATTAAACATTATTTCTAATAAATAGGTTGCTTCTTTAGGTGATTTAATACCTAAATCTTTACATGCTTTATTAATATAATCCAAAAGAGCCGCACCATGTGTTTCGACTATTGTTATATTTGCTCCTATTCCTAGTGCTGATCTAGTTTGTTTATTCCAACTAACAGTATGAATTATTTCTAAATCTGTAATTGCAAATATTGCAGTAGTTGCAGTTTCTGCAATTATTATTTTTTTCTTATTGTTTAACGATAAATTATGTACAATGGTTGGATGACAAATACTTAATCTAGTGTAATAGGTAGCAGAAGGCATTGAGCTCAAGGCATTTCCCAAAAATCCTTTAGTTGAATATTTTATAGAATCTTTTGGTGCAAAACTATTTTTATCTTTCCCACCGCTTGAATAATCTATTCTGCCATCTGGACCTGATCCACCTTCATTTCGAGGGCCATATTGTGCATCTGACATTGATTGATAAAAAGCTTCAGCTCGGTCATTAGGCATAACTTGGTTCCTTTGTTAACTTAAATATGCACTTACTTCTGTTGGGTTAGGAGTTAAAATTTCTACTCCTTCAACAAAATCCCAAACCGGATCATTTAATTTATCCGGATTTATCATTTTAAAAATCCACCATAATTGTGGTGTTCCATATAATTCATGACTTAAAAGATCAGGACGATTTCTATGGTGACGTGAAATTGTTGTAGTTGTTTCATTTCCGGTAATTACAACTTCGGGTGCATCCCAAATCCCCAATTTACCAGAATCCATTGGAGTTAATGCGTATATACTATTAGGTTTATATGTTGCCATTAAATAAATCCATCCTTAACTAATTTGCCTGATTTAAAATCATTCATAGTAAATGTTGTTCTAAGTTTACTAGGAGTTTGTTGAACTACTAAATCAATTACTAAGTTCAGCATAGTAGGTACTTTTGTATTAAATCCATCGTTAAATCCTGCTTCCGCCGAGTCTGTTTCAACATCTATATAATCTATGTCTTGTCCTAAGTCATATGCAAAAGAACGAACCAAAACAGGAATATTACTAAACATTAAATCTCCATATGCACTAAACTTTAATACAGGTGGTGGTGTTCCTCTTTTTTCATCGTTCATCCCAAAGTGCATTTTAGTAACTATACGTAAAAAATGAAGACATGCTATCATATAATGTCCTTCTGCCGCAGTTTGGGCAGTTAACGGCCCCGATACCTGTAAATTAGGTGGTCTACTTTTAGAAAAATATTGAGTAGGATAATTAGAATGGGTTATGTCATACTCACCATATTCTGCTTGATGCGATACATTAATAGTTGGCGTATAAGGCCAAATTATTCCGTGAAACTTTTTAAGTGGTAGCAAAATAGGATTTATTTTTCCACCCTTGGTTTCTAGTATATCACTATTTTGTGGCAAAGATAACCTTGCTCGTGTATCTTTCATCGTCTAATTCCTCGCATTACCATGCCAAATATTCTATTTCTAGCATCAGGATTAACTTGTATTCCACCAAAGTAATCATCAAATTGTTCTCTCATTCTATTTTCGTCCTTTTCTTGTATTATATCTGCCCTAAAAGATGAAGCATTTATTCCACCTTCCTGAGAAGGTACAATATATTTGTATGCACGTTCTTGTCCTGTTTCTGAATCAACAGAAGGTTCTAGTAACGTATTTTCACTATACTCTTGTATTACATTTCCTACCTTTAATCTATTTGTTTCTTTGGCACCTACTGCTAATATAACATAATTTGTTGCAGGGTCTCTTCCTACTTTAGTTAAGTCTGGTCTATATGGCATTGTTTCTACAATATGATCTTTTGGTATTTTATACATTGTAGATATAATATCAGCTTTCTCTTGAAAAGTAAAAGGATCAGATGAAAAGTCTTCAGCCGCATGTGCTTGCTGTTGTTTTTTGCCAAACATAGTAGCGATAAATACATTATTAGCACCAAACTTTTCACCTAAGTGCTTATATACACCATAATGTCCTTTATGCATAGGCTGAAATCTGCCCCCATAAAATACAACAGGCGTTTTAGCAATTGCTTCAAAAAGTTCAAGGATTCTCATATTAATATTTATCGCCAAAAATTCTTGACTTTGGATGCTTAATACTGTATAATAATAGTAGTAAATAACCACGGAGATACATGGCTGCAAAACGAAATTACCTAAATAATAAAGATATTTTAAAACAAATACATTTTTCAAAACAAACATATAGTGCATATACTCATGATAAATTTAAAGATTATGATTTAATTGTAGCAGAGCACATAAACACAATAGATATAGACGAATTAACTGACGAACATAAAGAAGAAGCAATTACTAATCGTAAAAAACGATTACAAGTTGATAAAGATGTAGAAGTAGACGTTGATCCTGTTGATATAGTATATAGAGTATATGATTTTTCACATATTCCATTAGAACCAGGACGAAAAAATAAACCGAAAACAATAGCAGATCATCATGCTAAAGTAAATTTTCCTCCTTGGAAACATCTTGTTTGGAATCCAAATAAAAACAGATATAAAGAAGTAGCACGATCACATTGGAAAGGTACAATATCAACCGGCAAGTTTTGTGTAACCCACGGTTACATGACAGATGAACTTGCTAATATGTGTATGAAACTTACAGAACGATATGCCACAAGATCAAATTGGCGAGGATATACTTATGTAGACGAGATGCGCTCACAAGCATTATTGCAATTATCACAAATTTCATTACAATTTGATGAAAGTAAAAGTCAAAATCCATTTGCATATTATACTGCCGCAATAACAAATTCCTTTACTCGGGTATTAAATGTAGAAAAACGTAGTCAAAATATTCGCGACGACTTACTCGAAAAAGCAGGTCACAATCCTAGCTATACTAGACAAATGGCCCATCAGATTGCTATTGCTGAAAAAACAGAAGCAACACGAAGAGAACGTGAGGGCGAGAGCGACCAAGAACGAATGGAACGAGTAGCAGACCTGGCTGAACGAGTAGCAGAAATGACAGAGTTAGGAGGGTAATGCTTCACAGCAAAATTCAATTTAATCCAGACATTGCAGAAAATGTTAGGGCATTCAATCCGTTTGGACCTAATATGCTATATATGTCTTTGAATAATAATACAATACAAGAAGTATTAAAAGTAGTTAATGATCTTAGTAACCAACAAGATATTAAAGATAAATTAAATGCAGAAGGTCAAATTATTCAAGGAACAAAAGCAGAAGAGAATCAAAAAAATAGTATAGTTGATGGAGAAATGTATCCTATACCTCCCGAATTTCAAGAAAAAAAATATAATAATGTTATTAACGAATTACTTACAAATCTAACATTAACTTTTGGTCAAATTATTAACTCTCATGTTGAGGATGATATTGCATTGCGAAGTGATTTGGATGCTATTGAAAATATAAGAAAACAAGGAAATGAGTTAATACCTCAAGTAAACGATGTTTGGTACGTTAAATTAAAAGCAGGAGATTTCCATATATTACACGAACATTCAAACTCGGGAGCAACTGTTAGCGGAGCAATATATTTAGATGTTCCAGACGTACCATATCCACAAGGTACTATAAACTGGATACCACCAGGATCGGGAGATACTATGTATAATGGGTCATGGGGGATTCAACCCAAAAATGGTGACGTTTTTATGTGGCCGTCGTGGCTATTGCATACGGTGTTTCCTTTTCGGGGCGAAGGTGTACGAACTATGATTTCTTTTAATTCTGTTTTATTAACTAAAAAAGGCGATAAGATTAAATGAATAATCTATTTAAAAAAGTAGCATGTTTTACAGATATACATTTTGGTTTAAGAAATAATAGTAGAACACATAACACAGATTGTGAAGAATTTGTTAAATGGTTTATTAAACAAGCCAAAAAAGCAAAATGTGAAACTTGCATATTTCTAGGTGATTGGCATCATCATAGAGCATCGATTAATGTTAGCACTATGAATTATACAATGTCAAATTTAGAATTTTTATCTAAGGCATTTACAAATGTTTTTGTAATAATGGGAAACCATGATTTGTTTTATAGAGATAAACGTGAAATTAATAGTGTAGCATTTGGTAGTTTATATGATAATGTACACATTATAAATGATATTTTTACAGAAGGCGATGTAAGCATAATACCTTGGTTGGTTCAAGATGAATGGAAGGAAATGCCTGGTATAAAATCTAGGTATATATTTGGTCATTTTGAATTAGGTGGATTTCAAATGAATCAACTTGTGGCCATGCCTGATACAGGAGAATTGCAAAAAACACATTTTAAAAATCAGGAATATGTATTCTCTGGTCATTTTCATAGTCGCCAACAACAAAAAAATGTTATATACATAGGCAATACGTTTCCTCATAATTATTCTGATACATGGCAAGATGATAGGGGAATGATGATACTAGAATGGGGAGAAGAACCACAATATACTGCATGGCCTAATGCTCCTTCTTTTAAAACAATTAACCTTAGTAAATTAATTGACAATCCAGAAAAATATTTAAAACCAAAAACATATATAAGAGTAACATTAGACGTAGATATTTCATATGAAGAAGCAACACATATTAAACAAGTGTTTACCGATGAATATGGTTTACGAGAAATAGTATTATTACCAGAAAGAGAAGATGAACACGAAATAGATTGGTCCGATGGTGAGATTCCCAAATTTGAATCTGTCGATCAAATAGTATTAAATGAACTTTCTACTATCAAATCAACCCATATAGATAATAAGAAATTGGTTGACATTTATAACAATCTGACTGTATAATAGTAAGTTATGCTTTCTATCAACGAAATTTCCATCAAGAATTTCATGAGTGTTGGTAATGTAACACAAGGAGTTATATTAAACAACACCGGTTTAACTTTGGTTCTTGGAAATAATTTAGACTTAGGCGGTGACGGATCCCGCAATGGTACAGGTAAGACTACACTTGTTAATGCGTTGTCTTATGGTTTATTTGGCATACCATTAACAAATATTAAACGTGATAACTTAATTAACAAAACCAACGGCAAACATATGCTTGTCATGGTTGAATTTATACATAATAATACAACTTATAGAATTGAACGAGGACGCAAACCAGGTATACTAAAATTTTATGTTAATAATTCCGAACAAATAGACGAAACAGATGAAGGGCAAGGTGAGAGCAAATTAACTCAAAGACAAATAGATAAAATTCTTGGAATGACTCATAATATGTTCAAACATGTTATGGCACTCAATACATACACAGAACCATTCCTTGCTATGAGGCAACACGATCAACGCAACTTAATAGAAGAATTATTAGGTATTACTTTATTATCTGAAAAGGCGGCATTATTAAAAGAGTTGGTGCGGGAAACAAAAGATGCACACAAGGAAGAAGAATTTAAAATAGGAGGAATAAAACAAGCAAACGAACAAATAGAAAGCACAATTAAAGACTTGCAAAGACGCAGTGATTTACGAGATAAAAAACATATAGAGAATATAGAAGAGTTAAAGGGTAAACTATTAGAATTATCTAACATAGACATAGAACAAGAACTGCAAGCTCATAAAGACTTAAAAGCATATAGTGATAAGCAAAGAAAAATATTGCAACTAGACAGAGATATTGCACAAATAGATACTAAAATCTCCAAGTTAAATCAAGATCTAACAAGCATAAAAGATGACGAATGTTATGTATGTGGGAAACCATTAGATGATGATTTACATAAAAAATTATTAAAAACAAAAAAAGAAAAACTAAAAAATTATACAAAAGAAATTACAGAATATAAAAAAGAGAAAGATGAATTAGGAGAATTAGATAAACAACCAAATACCCATTACGATGAAATAAGTGATGCCTATAATCATAAAACAACATTAGATACTTTATCTAATCAACTAGAAAATAAGTTGTCAGAAACAAATCAATATGTGGATCAAATTGAAACACTAAAAAATAAAGGATTACAGGAAATTAATTGGGTTCGAATTAATGATCTAGATAATTTAAGAGAGCATCAAGAATTCTTACTTAAACTACTAACAAATAAAGATTCTTTCATAAGAAAGAAGATTATAGACCAAAACTTAGCATATTTGAATACAAGACTTAAATACTATTTACAAAAACTAGGGTTACCACATTATGTTAAATTTCTTAGCGATATGAGTGTAGAAATTACAGAACATGGTAGAGACTTAGATTTTGATAACTTGTCAAGAGGAGAGCGAAACAGGCTTATATTGGGTTTAAGTTTTTCATTTAGAGATATTTTTGAATCCATGAACACACCTATAAATTTATTATTCATCGATGAACTAATTGATTCAGGAATGGATACAACTGGCGTTGAGTCTGCGCTGGCTGAGCTTAAAAGAATCACACGAGAAAGAAATAAAAATGTTTTTTTAATATCACATAAGGACGAACTCGTAGGGCGAGTAGACGACATACTAAACGTAATTAAAGAAGATGGTTTTACATCATTTAGTTGTGATAAGGAGATATTAGAACACACTTAACTGTTCGGAGGCATACGATCTCAATGCAAAATAAATTTTTTATAGCGGCACCATTTGGCAATTATATTAAACATAAAAACGCAATTAGTGTTAAAGGTACATACACAATGTTGCATAGACGAGGACTAATTAAACAACTATTTAAAACTCTTAGATATGATTTTTCTAAGAAAGGTTGGAAAAACGAATTAGGACTCCGTAATCCGGGGATAAAACACGGACTTAATAAATACAAAAACAACGGTAAAGAAATTATAAGCATTGCCGCAATGCTACCAATTGATTGGGAAGACTTTGCAAGAGTAATACCAGACTATATAAACTTAGAATTCAATCTAAGTTGTCCAAACACAGTTACTAAGTTTTACAATGCGTTTTGGGATAATAAAAGACAATGGTGTATAGCCAAAATATCGCCCCTATCTACAGAGGACGAAATCAAACGATTATTAGACATTGGGTTTGGTCAGATCCACTGTTCCAACACCCTGCCTATTACTGGCGGAGGATTGAGCGGAAGAGAATTGATAAGTTATACGATCAAACACATCGATTACATAAAGACACACTTTCCCTCAGTGAAGATTATCGCAGGCGGAGGAATTAATCATATAGATATTGTACACTATTATAAAAGTAAAGGTGCAGATTATTTCAGTTTAGGAACTGTATGTTTTACACCTTGGAAATTATTAAAAATACTTAATGCCAAGTAAAAGTAAAACTAAAGGCAGTTCATTTGAAAGAGAAGTAGCAAAAGAACTATCAGATTTATACAATGAGAGCTTTGTAAGAACTCCTTCGTCGGGTGCTTATGTTGGCGGCTCTAACGTTGCACGGAAAGAATATTTATCCGAAGGTCAGGTACAATCCTTCAGAGGAGACATAATACCACCCGACGATTGGAAATATTTTAATGTTGAATGTAAGTCGTATGCCGACTTTCCTTTTCACCAATTTTTATTTAAAGACGACATTAGGCTATTAGACGAATGGATAGAACAACTACTAGATGTGGCAGAAGAAAAAGACTTAAACTTACTAATACTAAAATTTAACCGCAAAGGCAAATACATAGGCTTCCAAAAACACTTACTTAATTCCTCATTTTATATACACCAATATGTACATTACAAAGGCTGGATTTTCACAGGCTACAATGAATTTATAAAACAAAACAATGGCTCAATTAAAGACCTCTCAATTGAAGGGGTACCACAGCCTCAATTGTCGTAAGACCGGTTGAGAACGAGTACGCTCGTTCGGATCTCCGTTGGCAAAAACTGTAAAAAACGAGCAGGCTCTCCTGACAATTTGGAACCTGCAAGGTATATAAGGTAGATCTAATTGCTTTATATAAACCTGCGTTGGATAAGCAGAATGTAAAAAGGTACAGCCCAACCGCCTTAACCTATTAACTTGAAAACGAAATTTTCGTTTTCAAATGGTTATTCTATTAGAAAGTGCTATGTCCGAAGGAAATAGTTAACTTAGCCGTAAACAGGCTAAGTGTGACTTGACTCTCAGGAAATAGTTAAATAGTAATAATAGAAATTCGATATGAATTACGAAGTAATGAAATATCGTGATGAGCGTAAGCTCATCATTAAAGGAAGGTAAATGAAATTAACTGATGTTGACTATCCTCAAATATATTGTGACATGGATGGAGTTTTAGTAGATTTAATTAAAGGTGCAACTAAAATATTAGGTTACGACTTTGCAAAACGTTATGGATACGTTAAAGGTAGCCACGAATTGTGGGATCAATTAGCAGAAGATAAAATGTTTTGGGCAGAGTTACCTCCTATGCCTGACATGAGCCAACTTTGGGGATTTATTTCAACCTTCCAACCATATATATTAACCGCTATTCCTGCTGTTCGGTTAATATGGGATCCTCCTCCAGGAATTCAAAAAGCAATGTGGTGCGAAAAAAACTTAGGTATCAGTAAAGATCGTGTATATGCGGTTAAGCGACCAGATAAAAAACATTTTGCTAAATCACATGATGGCCGACCTAATATATTAATTGATGATCATGAACAAAATATTAAGGAATGGAATTCTGCCGGAGGAACAGGAATACATCATACTTCAGCAAGTAATAGTATTAAACAATTAGAAGCTCTAGGTTTTTAAAGCATATCAGTTTTCTTCTTTCCTGCTTTTGCATCCATTTTCTCTTTAATAATCTCAAAAAATAATTCTCGTTCGGTTTGAGTTAAATTCCAAGCGTCATTATATGAAATAACTTCTGAATATACTACTAATTCAATTATATGTTTCTGAAAGGCCCTTACATCCTCTTTCATTTCTTTAAAAAGCTCCTGAATATCCTCAGGAGACGTGTGTAAGAGCCTTAGCCGAAAAAAACTGTCGGATCAAAAATAACAAGAGTAGGAACAGGTTTAGCACAATCTTTGCAATTAAACTCTACACTACTATTAAAACCAATATCGGTTGCTTCTATTATTTTTTTTGAAATAATTTCAAATGTTTTTTTACCAACATCATGTAACCATTCAGCAATCATTTGTTTATCTTCAATACTTTGATTAGGAGTATCAACTTTTATAATTGACCGTAATATCAATTCATATGTTATTTCGGTTATTTTTTTTAATGATTTACTGAGATCCAGTTGTTTATCTGAATCTGTTGAGTTGGTATCGGCTAGAATATTATTAGTAATTGCTTGCCGTTCAAAATTAGCTAAAGCAGATCTAATTTGGCAACGAAGATCGTATGGTTTAATGTATACAGTTAATTTATCTATGTTTACTTTATACTCTTTTTCGAGAGGAGTAATGTGAGTATCTAATAAAAATTCAATATCTACATTAAATTCGGTTGTACTAACACAGTCAGGACACCCTGCACTATAGGGCATATCTTTACCATATGTTGCTAATCTTATTGCTAACATTAAAACACTAAAATCTGGTCCTGGTATTTCGTCAGGATTTTCAATTCCTGGAACACATGATTTGACTACTTCAATCAATGATTCCCCATTCATTAAAATGTCGGGCGATTTGAATAATAATTCATCTCTAGCAGTCATTGGTCGCACGAGCACTTCATTTAAACTAGATAACGCAGGTTTATTTGTATAAAAATTACCCATACTTGGTAATACAACATAAACACCCGGAGGTCTATGATACTGCATTAACGGATTAGTAGAAGTTGTTTCTAATACTGTATGCCGTACATTATGTTCTTTGGTTTCTATAGGTTCTTCGATTGGTTCTTCTTTTTTAACTGTAGTTTTGTTTGTAGTTAAAAAATTATCTAATGCTTGTGTTGCTATTTTTATAACAGGTTCTGCATCTTTAGTGTCTTTGTATTTTTCTATAAATTGTTCTACTTGTTCTTTTGATTCCTTAATGTCATAAAATTCATTTAGTATAACATTTGCATCTTCTGGCATCTTCCTCCTTAATAAATATATATAACTCTATTTATTAGGTAAATTTTATGGCTCAAATTCAAATTCCAGGAGTAGGTAGTGTAGAAGTTCCTGATTTTGCTACAGAATATACATTAAGCCAACTATTATCGGTTATTTCTAGTCAAGAAGCAGAACGAATAAATGGGTTAGACGCAATAGATTCGAGTATAAACCAAGAAGCGAGCATTTTACGAAGCAATCTTGCTGAAATGCAAGATGTGGCATCAAATACCGGTGCAAGTAGACGAAGTCAAGACAGAGCAAATAAAAATAGTCTTTTGACTTTGCAACAAATGAAAAAACAGCATAAAGATTTAGTAAGTGCTTCTTCAAAACAAAGTAGTATTTTACCTAGACAAACTGCACAAATTTTAAGAACTGCCGCTTCTATGGTAGGAGGCAAAGGCATTGGCGATGCATTGGCTATGATGCCAGGTGGATTAGGCCAAGGTATAGCATTAGCAACAAAAGTTGTAGGCGAATTTGCTGATACTCAACGTAGATTAACCGATGTGGGATTTGGTTTAGGTACATCTATTCTTACCACAACTGAGGCGGTTGCTAGTTTTAATGTACCATTAAGTGAAATGGAAAGAATTGCCGGAACACATGCAGTAACATTAGATTGGTTAAATGAGGTTTCATATGAATCAGTCACAGCAATGGACAAATGGACTAGACAAGGAGTTAAGCCAGGTATTTTAGCCTTTGCCCAATTATCCCATAGTGTTCGAACAAGTATGCAAGAATTTGGTAATTTTGGATTTACTGTAACAGAAGTTGATTCATATCTAGCTGAATATTTAGAATCCGATAGAAAACGAGGAATAACAGCAGATGTTTCAACATCAAATCTAAAGAAAAATTTCAAAGCATTAGCAGGAGAAGTATCTGCTTATGCCGCCGACACAGGTAGAAATCGTAAAGAGTTAATGAAAGCCCAATTAGAAAATATGAACAGAACCGATGCATCAACATATTCTATGATGCTTAGAATGAAAGGTGAAGATGAGGCTGCAGAAACATTTGAAAGTAATTTACAATTAATTACAAATGAAATGAAATCTCGATATGGTGATAATGCAGATGCAATGATCGATGCTTGGATTGTAGCACAGTCTCAAGGTAGAGGATTAGAAGCAACTGCTGAAGGTGCAGAGTTTATGGCTATGTTAGGACCTGCAGGTGCAGTTTTGGATCAAATGGCAAGATCGGGGGAAGCAATTGATCCTGCAACATTTAAATTATTTGATGATAAATTAAAAGAATCAGTTGGAGCATATGATACCCAAAACTATGCATTATTAGCAAAACAAAAAGAATCATTAAATATGGCCGCTAATATGCTTATGTATGGAAGAGATACCTCAAAAGAATCTCGGGCAATGTGGGCAGAGGATATAAAGCAAAAGGCAGCCGTCAATAAAGCAGGGGAAACAGTATTAAAAGCCAACGAAGCAATGGTAGAAATAACAACTAACCTTCAAGCGGGATTAGTGGGTATAACAACGGCATTGGTAGGACCAGAAGGTTCTCTTTCCACACAACTACATAAAGCAATAGGCTCAGTTAAACAATTTTCAGATGCAATTAGCCTGTTTGCAAAAGGCAAGCCAGGTGATGCGGCAGAAAAAGTAGCTGAAATGCTTGCCGATAATCCTTTACAGTTTTTATTAGGAGCTGGCATGTCTATTCCAGGACTGCCTGCTCTTGCCGCAGGTATATTAGGTCTCTCCACCCTTGGAAGCGCAGATCAAGACAAGTTGGCTAGGACCGCCGCCGATGCAAATATAAAAAAAGATTGGGATAAGGCGGGCAACAGAAGTATTAAGATAAAAGGTGGTGATACGTACAGTGAAGGACAAAAATTTAAACACCAAGGTACAGAATATAAAGTTGTAAACGGAAAGCCTGAGGTTACTAAAGCAGGATTAAGGGCAATTAAAGGCGGAGTAAAAGGAGGGGCATATAAAGGTATAAGAGGAAGTACAGCCTCAGGCATATTTTCTATGGTATCTGCAATAGGTCAAGGTCACGAAGCCTATTCTGCTGAAAAAGACCGCTATGCGGACATTGCTAAGCCAACCCAAGCACAGGAAGACGAGCATGAAAAAATACTAGGTCAAATTGTTACGAATGCAATAGCAAAAGGTGGTGGAGGTATATTAGGTGGTGCGGCTATGGGCGCCATAATGGGAATAATGACAGCAAATCCTATTTTACTGATGCTTGCAACAGGTGCAGGTGCCATTGCAGGTTATAATACAATGGATGCCGCAACTGCACCCGATGATCCCGAATTTAATGAAATGATGGGCAGGGTACAGAAGAAAACTGATGCAGAAAGATCATTATCTTCAGAAGAAATAAGAACTAGATATGTAGCACAAGCAAAACTTGCCGCCGCACAAACTGATCCTTCTTATTTAAAATTAGAAGCAATAAGAAAATTATTAGAAATTCAAGGCGGTGCAATAGATACAACAGCCGCCGCAACCTCCTCAAACGCTATATCAGCACAAAAAGTAGCCACTAACAATCAAGGTAAACCAGGAGCCAATGTGTCATATGTGACATAGGATGGTTGACAAAAAGATAATAATAATGTATAATATAATAAATATTGATATAGGATAATATATGAGTTGGAAAAAACATTTTACAGTATACCAATTTGGAAATACTAAAAGAGTAGGTCAATCACATACAAGTGCAAGTAAATTTGGTTCTTGGTTACCCGAAGTTTATACAGGACAACCTAATAGAATTGAACGCTATGTTCAATATGACCAAATGGATATAGATTCTGAAGTTAATGCCGCATTAGATACAATTGCAGAATTTTCTACACAATTTGCCACCAAAACAAATATTCCATTTGAAGTAGAATGGAAAGAAGATTCTACAGAAACAGAAGTTGCATTATTAGAAAAAGCATTAGAACAATGGAATAATTTAAATGATTGGGATAAACGTATTTGGAGAATATTTAGAAACACATGCAAATATGGAGACCAATTTTTTATCCGTGATCCAGAAACATACGAATGGAATTGGGTCAATCCTATGGATGTTACAAAAGTTATTATTAATGAAGCAAAAGGTAAAGAACCTGAACAATATATTGTTCGTAATTTAGCATTAAATTTACAAGAAAAAACAGCATCAAATATTATTCCTCATAGTGATCAATTTGCATCAGTTACTGCTATGCAACGAGGTGGTATTATAGATAGAGGTGCATATGGTACAATGAGCGGTCATAGTCAAAGTGGCTATGGTGGTGGAGAACAAGAAGAATATGGTGTTGATGCAAATCATATGGTACATATAGGAATGACAGAAGGCATGGATGCTAATTGGCCTTTTGGACAGAGCATTCTAGATTCGGTTTTCAAAACATACAAGCAAAAAGAACTGTTAGAAGATTCGATTATAATTTACAGAGTACAACGGGCACCAGAACGTAGAGTATTTTATATAGATGTAGGAAACATGCCATCACATAAAGCAATGGGTTTTGTAGAACGTGTAAAAAATGAAATACACCAACGCAGAATACCTAACAAGACTGGCGGCGGAACTACAATTATGGATGCCAGTTATAATCCTCTTTCTATAATGGAAGATTATTTTTTTGCACAAACAGCAGAAGGAAGAGGGTCCAAAGTTGAAGTGTTACCAGGAGGCGAAAACTTAGGACAGATAGATGATTTAAGGTATTTTACTAATAAAATTTTAAGAGCTCTTAGAATTCCTAGTTCTTATCTCCCAACTGGTCCTGATGATGGAACTGCTAGTTTTGTTGATGGAAGAGTAGGAACAGCATTTATTCAAGAATTTCGATTTACAAAATATTGTCAACGTATACAAGCATTATTAGGACCGACATTTGATAAAGAATTTAAACTCTTTTTAAAATGGAAAGGAATTAATATTGATTCTGGTACGTTTAAATTACGATTTACTGAGCCACAGAGCTTTAGTCAATATAGAGAAGTAGAAGTAGATCAAGCAAGAGCATCTGTATTCAGTGGAATTGCTGAGGCACCATTTATGTCTAAACGTTTTGCAATGAAAAAATATTTGGCACTTTCCGAAGACGAAATGGTTGAAAATGAGCAAATGTGGAGACAAGAAAATAATAAACAAGACACACAATTAGATCAAGAAGGTGATATAGGTGGATTAGGAGCAGTTGGAGTTAAACCAATGGATCCAGCTATGATGCAACCCATGGAACCTGAACTTTTACCAGGCGAAGAACTGCCGGCCGATGGAGGTCCAGGTGGAATGCCTGCTCCAGAAGGAACAGCATCTCCAATTACTGGAAATGAACAACCCGGCGCTCCAGGAACAATATAATGAAAAATTATGTAGATATGATGAAAGAATTTAGACAATTATCTGAAGCACCTCATTCAGATAATGTAGGTACACAATACGAAGTAATTGATGATCAATCTAAATATGAATATGATGATAGTCGGCGTCCGAGATTAACCCTCACTCATTTGAATAAATTAAAGAAAATGCGTAAATTAAAAAAGTTAGATCTTGATAAAAGATACAAATTTTTTAAAGAAATTTACGGAATCCCACCAGCACCACCGCCAACTATGTAATTTTTTCTTCAAGAATGGCGATTTTTAGACCGTTTTCTTGCATATTTCTCTCTCAAATTGTAAATAATACTAGTTTCAAAAACGCTTTCTTTAGGAGTAATTATATGACCACGAGAGAAAAACTTGAAAAAGTCCTCGAATTTATCATAAACGAGGAAAACGAGAAGGCCAGCGACCTCCTTCATGATGTATTTGTGGAAAAGGCTCGAGGCATTTACGAAGAAATTGCAACCGAAGATGATGAGATCGAGGAAGCAACAGAAGAAGAAGTCGAGGAAGCAAAATCCGACGACGACGAAGACAAAGAAAAAGTAGAAGAAGCAGACATTCAAGATCAATTTGCAGACGAAGTCGAAACTGACAGCGAAATGATTGATCAAGAAGAAGTAGCCGAAGAAGATCCACTGGCCGACGAAATGCCAATGGATGATGAAATGGGTGAAGATCCAGTTGAAGATGCTTTCATGAATGTAGAAGATGCTTTAGACGAACTTAAAGCCGAATTTGCTCAATTAATGGGTGATGAAGAACCTGTGGATGATGAAATGGGGGACGCACCAGTTGATGATATGAGTGACATGGTTGATGCAGAAGAAGAAGATGCATTAATGATGGGCGGCAACAAAGAACAACCAGTAGACGAAGAACTTGATTATGAGCAAGTAGGTGAAGGTGCAGTAAATGTTCCAGAACCTAGCATGAGCGAAACAGGTTTTGCAGCCGCTGGTGGATCAACAGGTGCTGTAGGTAGTAAATCCCCTGTAGCAAGTAAAAACGATATGGGCGGAACTGCTGTTAAAGTAAATGACGGTTCTGACGGTGATCACGGTGATAATTCTGTAAAAGAAGATAACGCAGGTAATGTAAATGTACCTGGTGGAAAAGCCGGTAAGTCACAATCAAACGTATCAGATCCAAAAAACAGTGAAGAAGCAAGTAACAAAAAATCGCCAATAGATGGTTCTGTAGGCGGAGCATAATATAAATGGGAATATTAGTTGAACAGTTAACCTTTGATCAGGCTAATATACAGGTTGAATCTGTTGTTGGAGATTCCGGCGATAAAAATCTCTTCATGCGAGGAGTTTTTATTCAAGGTGATGTAAAAAATCAAAATTCAAGGATATATCCCATTAATGAAATTAATAAAGCGGTAAAAACGCTAAGAGAAAAAATTAGCTCAGGGTATTCGGTATTAGGAGAAGCCGACCATCCAGAAGATCTAACTGTTAATTTAGATCGTGTTTCTCATGTAATCCAAGAGATGGATATGCATGGTGCAGATGGAGTCGGAAAACTTAAAATTTTACCAACACCTATGGGTAACCTAGTTAAAACACTATTAGAGAGTGGTGTTAAACTAGGTGTTAGTTCAAGGGGATCAGGAAACGTCAGTGAGGGTGGAAAGGTCTCCGATTTTGAAATTGTAACAGTTGATATTGTTGCACAACCGAGCGCACCGAACGCTTATCCGGATCCAATATATGAAAGACTGGAAAATTATAAAAACAGTGGATCATTGTTGGAATTGGCTGAGGCTGTTCGGTATGATGTTAAAGCGCAAAAACACCTTACTAAAGGGATTGTCGGTTTTATCGACAGTCTTAAAATTTAGGAGAATTAATTATGGCAGACGCTTTTGAAGAGCTATTAGGTGGCGATGTCCTGTCGGAAGATGTTAAAACTTCATTAACAGAGGCTTGGGAAGTAAAACTTTCCGAGGCTCGTGAGCAGATTACTAATGAAATCCGTGAAGAATTTGCAGGTCGTTACACAAACGATAAAGAGCAAATTGTTGAAGCAATGGATAACATGTTAACTGATGCTATTAAGCAAGAGGTTGAGGAATTTGCACATGATAAAGGTGCATTAATTGAGGCACGAGTTCAATACAAACAGAGAATGCGCGAACATGCAGAAGTATTGGATACGTTCTTAATGAATGCTCTGAAGAAGGAAATAACCGAACTCCGTGAGGATCGGAACACCCAAGGCACAAACTTTAAAAAACTAGAAGGTTTTGTCTTGAAACAGTTAACAAAAGAGTTGAATGAATTCCACTCAGATAAGCAATCTGTTGTAGAACAGAAGGTTAAACTGGTTAAGGAAGGAAAACAACTTTTACGTGATACAAAAGCTAATTTTGTTAGAAAAGCAGCCGAGAAAGTAGAACACATTGTTGAAAGCACACTCAGAGGGGAAATTGGTTCTTTGAAAGAAGATATCAAATCGGCCCGTGAGAATGCTTTTGGAAGAAAAATGTTTGAAGCTTTTGCGGCAGAGTTTATGACAAGTCACTTAGCTGAAGGGACAGAAGTTAAAAAACTGTCCAGTAAAATTAAAGATCTGGAAGGAACAATTGAAGAGGCGCAAGTACAAATTTCGTCTAAACAACTAGAACTTTCAGAAGCACAAAAACTAACTCGTATAGCAGAAGATATTGCAAAACGAGATAAAGTGTTATCAGAATTGTTGACACCTCTTTCTAGAGATAGAAAAGAGATTATGGAAGATCTGTTATCAACAGTACAGACAGAAAATCTTAAAAAACAATACGAGAAGTATTTACCAACAGTTCTTAATGAAAATGTTAAAAAAGAAGCAAAAAGTACAGCTTCCAAAAAAACATTAAAAGAAAATGTACAGCCAAAAGCTAGAGCACAGAAAACTGTGATAACAGGTAATAAACCAATCCATGTATCGCCGGTAACGACCGATGCACAGGCTGAGATTATTAACCTACAAAAACTAGCAGGATTATAATTTTTAAGGAGAATTAATTATGGCAGACGCACTATTTGAGTCAAACTGGCAACCGACTAAGGACGCTCTGTGTGAAGGACTTGAAGGCAACAAAAGAGTTGTAATGGAAACCACATTAGAAAATACACGTCAAGCACTGATGGAAACAGCTGGTGCAGGCGCAACTAATGCAGGTAACGTTGCTACTTTAAACAAAGTTATCCTTCCTGTTATCAGAAGGGTAATGCCTACTGTTATCGCAAACGAGCTAATTGGTGTACAACCAATGACTGGTCCAGTAGGACAAATTCACACTTTGCGTGTAAGATACGCAGATACAGATAACGGAGCAACCGCGGGTGAAGAAGCATTGAGCCCATTTAAGATTGCTAACGCTTATTCAGGTGCACCAGGTTCAAGTGCCGCTCCAGGCGCCACAGGCGTTTTGGAAGGTATTCCTGGTAATAAAATGTCAATCCAAATCTTGAAGCAAACAGTTGAAGCGAAAACTCGCAGACTGTCCGCTCGTTGGACCTTTGAAGCATCTCAGGATGCCCAAAGCCAGCATGGTATTGATGTTGAGGCCGAAGTAATGGCCGCTCTTGCACAAGAGATTACAACTGAAATTGATCAAGAAATTATCAGTTCATTAACAAGTTTATCAGGAACAGCAGTAGATACATATGACCAAGCCGCTGTTTCAGGTACAGCAACTTTTGTTGGTGACGAACACGCCGCATTAGCAGTTCTAGTAAATAGAGCCGCTAATATCATCGCCGCACGTACAAGACGTGGCGCTGGTAACTGGGTGGTTGTTAGTCCATTTGCATTAACAATACTTCAAAGTGCAACAACTTCGGCGTTCGCAAGAACAACTGAAGGTACTTTTGAAGCACCAACTAATACAAAATTTGTTGGAACTTTAAATAGTTCAGTTCGTGTTTATGTTAATCAGTATGCAGCCGATAGTGCCGCAGTACTGGTTGGTTACAAAGGCCCAGGTGAAATGGATGCCGCAAGTTTTTATTGCCCATACATTCCGCTGATGAGCTCTGGGGTTGTACTTGATCCTGCAAGCTTCGAACCAGTCGTTTCATTTATGACACGATACGGTTATGTTGAGCTTTCAAATCAAGCTTCATCCTTAGGTAACGCCGCTGACTATTTGGCAAACATTGCGATTACCAACGCAAACGTTAAGTTTCAGTAAACTGTTACTATATTGGTTACTAAAGGGTATATCTTCGGATATACCCTTTTTTTATGATAAGTATTATTGCCCCGAAAGGGTTTATGGGGTTACCCACCCCGTAGATGGCTAGAACCACAAAGGAGAAACAAATGGGAAGACCTATTAATAAAAGACACTTTGGTACCCCCGATGCAGGTACCGATTTTAAAGTAAGATATAGAGCAACAGGTGAATCAGAAGCCAATGGTTGGATTGTTAAACAAGTTGGCTCAAAACGCTTTAAATGTACAGATGGAACAAATCCAATGGTTTGTGCATTAGTAGATAAAAATCAAGGAACTTTAGCAGTAGGTGATATGAGTATTACTGTTAAAGAAGGCTCAACATATTCTCAAGTAACAAAAATTACTGGTAGAAGAGTAACATTAGGTGACACCGGAGTTCAAGTAGCTTGGGATTTCACAGGTACAGGTACTACAGTAGAAATGGAAGAAGCGGGAACAGATGCTTCATTCACAGGTACAGACGACTTCGAAACCGATTGATAATCTATTTTATAATGGGGCATATCTTGCCCCATTCTTATCCCCATTAAAAGAAATTTCAAAGATAAATATTAATATGGAGTACAGGATGAATAATGGCATTAAAAACTACAAGTTTAATTTCTAACGAATCAGTGACAGCATCAACTCTCAAAACATCAAATACAGCAACAGCAGGTGATGCGGTTGCAACAGATGGAGCGGGAAATTTAGTTTTTAAAACATTACATGGTGCTCAACCAACTGTAACATATAAAAATGCAGATTTTGCAATTGCCGCTGGCGAAAATGTTCAAGTAGACACAAGATCTAATCCGGTTAATATAACATTACCGGCCGCACCAAATTCTGGTGATGCAATTCGTATATCAGATGGCGGCGGAAACTTTGCAAGTTTAAATGTTATAATTTTACGAAATGGAAAAACAATTATGGATTTATCAGACGATTTATTAGTAGATTACAATAATGCGTCTTTTGGTTTATCTTATAATGGTACCACTTGGAGAATATTTTAATGGCACTTTATCTTTCTGATTATTTAAGTCCTTCGGCAGGCTCTGTTACAGGTAGTGGAGGGGTAAATCAAATATCCGACGATTATGCTTATCATGGATTTAAAAGAGATGCTGATGGTCTTTTAACATATACTAAAATAAAATTAAATGGAACAGAGACCGTAGAACTTACAAATAGTAATGGGTTTGCATTTAATGGTTTAGACGATATGTTAGATGGTACATTAGATGACGGAACAACCGAATATAATAATCTTCAACCTGGATATACTGAAACAGGTAGAAATTCATGGGACACAAATATAAGTAACAAAAACCATGATCAATTTAGATTTGATAATTTAAAATTATTTTATTATCTAAATGTTGATGGGAAAATAGTAGCAAGATACAAACAAGATTATGTTTATACATCAACTGGCGGGTCAACGGCAGTTTAAAGTATAATTTTAATAGAAATTATTGAATAAATATATTAAATGATATAAGGAATCACACCAATGGCTGATTTTATTTTAGGACGATTAAAATTTAAATGGAAAGGTGACTGGGTTACCGCCACACAATATATTATAGACGACATTATTAAATATGGAGGTAATACATATGTATGTATTATTAATCATAGTTCTGATGCCGATTTTTATGTAGACTTAGATAGTAATGCATATTGGTCATTACATACTGAGAGTTTTGCTTACGATTCGGCTAGTACAGCATGGCAAGCAACTACAGCATATAAAAATAATGATATAGTACGCTGGGGAGCAAATTTATATCTATGTAATGCTCATCACACTTCAGCCACAGATTGGGCAACTAATTCTGCTAAATTTACTTTATTTGTTCCTGGTTTAGAATTTGAAGATTCATATGATAATACAACACAATATCAAGTTGGGGATGTTGTTACATATGGTGGTTATACTTATACAGCAAATCAAGATTCAATAGGTAATTTACCGACAAATACTACATATTGGGAAGTTGTTACAACAGGATTTAAAGTTCGAGGCGAATATAATGCAGGTACAGCATATAATCCAGGTGATGTTGTAACTCGACATGGTTATGTTTATGTAGCAGGAGTAGACACAACTGGTAATTCACCGACAATACAAGACACCGATGCAAATTCTTCAACATACAACGAAACAATTACAAACGCGGCATATTGGACTATATTAACTACAGGATTTCAATTTCAAGGAGATTGGAGCGGTGCGACAACTTATTATTTAGGTGATGTGGCCAAAGAAACAAATAGTTCGTTTATTTGTACAGACGAACATACAGGAGACGGAACTTCAACTTCTCCGACAAAACCGCCTTCTGCTTATTGGGATACCCTTGCCGCAGGTGATACAGCTTCTAATATGACCACCTCTGGTGACATAATGATAAGAACCTCCACTAACACAAGATTAGGTGCGGGACCAAAAGGGTGGAAATTACGAGCAGATGAAGGACAAGATACTCCTATACATTGGGATCCAGATGATGAATCATATACATGGTATGTTGATGCTCACAAAGGATCAGATGAAGAAAATCTTATGTATAGTCCGGGTGTGGTGTCAACAGGAACCATGACATCTGGCGAACAAACATTTTGTACACGAGATTTAGAATATGTAATGAATGCCGCAAAATATGACATGATAATAGGTTCAAATTATATGCAACATATAGTCGGTCATAGAATGAATTATGGAGTAAATGTAACAACGGTTGATAGAATAAGAGTATTAGGTGCAATTGATAATGCAAAAACAGCAACCCTTGCTATTACTAGTGTTGCAACAAACAATGATATAGTTTTAGAAGTAACACAAGCATTTGATGAAGTGGTAGATATTATAAACAACGGTCTTCCGGCGGCAGATCAACCATCTTTTCCGGCTTTTGGCGCATCAGCAAATAAACAAAATGCAGTCGCCCAAATGCAAATAAATAAAAATTTTATAGTCGCAGAAGTTAATGCATGGATAGAAGATTATATTGGTGCAATGACACAAGCAGAACAAGATTTATGTACAAGAGACTTAGGGTATGTTGTTGATGCCGCAAAATATGACATGGCAATTGGCACAAATTGGATGGCAGTTAATACAGGTATTAGATTTAATCAAGCATTATATGCAGTTTCTTCAGATAAAGTACGAGTTCAAGAGGCTATTGATCATTCGGAAACGGCAGTAATAGCATTAACTAATGTAACTGGCGCGGCAGAAACTGCAATAGTTGCCGCATATGCTGAAATAAAAGATCTTATAGATAATGGTGTTGGTAATGCTGATGTTTTAACTTATCCAGATTTTAATATTGGTAGAGCAGATTGGACAGATAGAAAAAATGGTGGATCCCAATTACAATTAAATAAAGATTTTATTGCCTCCGATGTAAACGGATGGGTAACCACTAATTATTCAACTCACTTTAGTACATATGATTCAGCGAAATGTACAAGAGACTCCGGTTATCTTGTAGATGCATTAACTTATGACTTAATGTATGGTGGAACAAGTGCAACAACTTTAATGGCTAAAGCATTTTTTGATGGAGGTGTATCGCAATTAACAACTGCCGTCGAAAGAAATGTAACTGTTTTAGCATATCAACATATGGCATCTGTTGCCAATGATATTGTTCAAGAGACAGCAGTAACACCTCAAACAGGAAATACCGAAACGCAAGATGTAAGTGGTACAGCCGCAACTGTTGATGAAGGTACAATATGTCAAGATTTAATGCAAATTATTGAAGATGCAATTACTGCTAATAGTTCTGCAGGTATACCGGCGGCTACATATCCAGATGTTGCTACTTCAACTCACATAACTCCATATACAGATATAGGAACTGATCAAGTAACAATAATAGCGGCAGCGGTAGCATCTGTTGCCAGTAGTGCTGGTTATGTTCATGATGCATCAAAATGTACACGAGACTCTAAATATTTTATAGATGCTTTAAGTTATGATTTAATGTACGGAGGAGATTTTGGAACATTTATTTGTGCTCATTCATTTTTTGATGGCGGAGCATCCCAAATACCTGTCGCTCATAGAGAAACCACAGGATTAGCATATAATTACATGGCAGACGTTCTTAAATTTGTTATAGAAGAAGACACATCTTGGACGCCTGAACAATTAATATTAACCCAAAATGTTTCAGGAACTCCAGGTACAAGTGCAGAAAGTACAATAGTTGATACAAATTTACAAACTATAGAATCTGCTGTAACTTCTAATTCTGCACCAGGCTTTGCAAGCACGTTGCCTTCTATAGCCAACGGATCAGTGGATTATACAACTGCATTTAATGATATTGGAACTGATCAAGCAACCATTATAACCAATGCAGTAGCGGCAGTAGCGGCCGGACAAATACAAGGTTCAGGTGTTTCAGATTATGCAGGAGGCACAACATATCCAGCAGGTTCAGTATGTCGGTGGGCACCACCAGCGTGGGCAAGTGCAGGTACATATATTTTAGGACAAATGGTATCATATACTGATACTACCCATCCTGCTACGAATAAATCAAGATGGTATAAATGTATAGATGCTACTAATGCTGGTACAAATGCTCCATCGACAGGTGGTACTGTATCGGCTCCATGGATATTACTTGCTCCTTCGGAAACTATTAATCAAGTGTCAGCAGTAGATCCAAATAATGTTAGTGTTTTTTATGGTAAAGATAGATTATATGGTAATACAGATGTTACAACAACTTCTAATTATGGTGGTGATGAAACAATGTATCAAATATTTATGGCCATAAAAGAAAGAGCAACAGTTACTCCAATAAATGATACAACTGGCGAAATAAATGAAGGCTGGCAGTTAGTATTGAATGGTGTAAAGGTTGATGTATATGGACAAGTAACTGGTATTATTACTTGGGGTAAGAATCCTAGTGCGGCATTTAAATCAATAAGGTATTGTCTGCAAAGATCAAGATCAGGTGATCAAGTTATGTGTGCTCCGGGTGTATTTAAAGAATTTTTACCAATGGTAATTCCAGCAGGTGTTGGCCTTCATGGTAAGGAAAAACGTACAACATTTATAGAACCTAATATGGAAGATGATGGTGGTAATGGAGTTGGGATATCTATGTTAGGTGCAGGTCGTCCTAATAATGAAGTTGCAATGTTTTATTGCAACGATGCAATAACTGTTAATGGCTTTACATTTAGAGGTCTAACAGGTAATGTAAGTGACGTTCTAGGTCAATCGCCCCCTGTTCAACCTACAGTTAAAGGTGTGTGTTTTAGATTAGATCCAAATGGTGCAATTAACTTAAAATCTCCATTTATACAAAATGCAGTTTCAATCAATGATGGTGGCGGAGGAATATATTGTGATGGGTACGATGCACCATACGGTAAGTATCAAAGTTTTTGCACAAACGACTTTACTCAAATAAACTCAGATGGTTTTGGATTATTTGCAACAAATAAAGGAAGAATTGAGGCAGTATCGGTATTTACACATTATAATCACGTAGGTTATTTAACTACTAATGGTGGAATTATACATTCTACTGGTGGAGGTAATTCATATGGAGAATATGGATCAGCTTCTGAAGGTAATTTTGAAACAGAAGCAAACTTAGCACAAAAAATTGGTAATATAGATAATCGAACAGGCGAAGCATTACCATATAGAGTTGTAGTTGATGTGGCTACAGGTAAAGTTATACGAATGGAATTTCAGTATGCTGGTGAAGAATATACAACCGCAGATGTAACATTTTCTGCTCCAGGCGATCCTGATGCAGGAACCTCAGCGGTTGGTGGAGCGGCTACATTTGCAAGATCGTACAGTAATAATGGTATAACAAGAATAACTGCATCAAATAATATAATAGATCTTAATAGATATATTGGTAATGCACAATCAGGAACAAATCCAGCCGCAGGATTTACAATCCTCTGCTCTCTTGCAAGTACTACCACAATAACTCCGGTGAGCAATACATCTTCACTAGTAGTTGGAATGGAAGTAAGTGGAACTGGCATACCAACTGGTGCAACTATTGTTACAATTCCTGATTCGGCTACTTTTACTATATCAGCGGCCGCAACAATAACTGGAAGTTCTACTTTAACATTTACAACATCTGCTACTGTTCAATTAACAGCGGCTAATACAATACCAGCAAATGATTATATAGGAATGACAGTTAATATTCTAAGTGGAACAGCCGCAGGTCAATATGGTACTATTAGATCTTATGATTTTACTACAAAAATAGCAACATTAAATGGTCTATGGACTTCTATGACAGGAGATCCAACCCTAATACCTGACCTTACTTCTCAATATGAAGTTGTTCCAACTGTAACTTTAACAGGCGGAGCGGCTCCGACAACTGCGGCTTATTTACATTGCCAAGTTTCGACAGATAATGAGGTAGAAGAAATTCTTATTGTAAATTCAGGCCAAGGATATGATACAACTGATTTACCAACGTTGGCTATAGTTGATCCGGCTGCAGATGCTACTACACTTTCTGCATATAATGCTACACTTAATATCGCTGATGGTATTCCAGTTTGGTCACGAACATCAGGTGGTGGTGGTTATCCGGCTGGTATGACACAAGGGTTACTTACTCCAGGAACAACTATAGCAAGTATAACAGGCGATGGATATGCACAAGTATCACAAACTGGTAGTTATATGTATGTGAAAAATTTACATATTGAACCTAAAGACGGATCAAATATAAAAATAGGAACTAATCCAATATTTTATACTGTGACTAATGTGATAGGATATACTAATTCAGGAGGTGCCAATGGTACAGCATTAATACATATATCTCCGCAAATGACAACAGCAAGTTCACCTATTCATGGAACAAGTATTCAATTTAGAGAAGAATATTCTAGTTGTAGATTAACAGGACATGACTTTTTAAGTATAGGAACAGGAGATTTTGTTACTTCTAATTATCCCGGGGTACCAACACAAGCGGCCGACCCAACAAAAGAAGTTCTAGAGGGAGCTGGTGGAAGAGTATTTTATACAGCAACAGACCAAGATGGTAATTTTGATGTAGGTGGGTTATTTTCTGTACAACAATCATCTAAAAAAGCAACAATGAATGTAGAAGATTTTACATTGGTTGGTGTACAAGAATTAGGATTAAGTGCAGGAGCAACAGTTAATGAATTTTCAATAGATGGAACATTAAGCGGTAACTCAGATACTGCATTAGTAACAGAAAAAGCAATTAAAACATATGTATCTGACCAATTAGGTGGTAGTGAGAGCAACATTGGGGTAAATACTGCAACAGTTGGATCATTATTTATATCAGGCACAACAATTTCAACAGTAGCTTCGTCAGGTACGGATTTACAGTTAAATTCAGATACCGGTAAAGTTGTTTTCGCAGGAGAACCGCAATCTAATGCGGCGGTAACAACTAACACAAGTTTGATTACTAAAACATATTTTGAAGATAATTTTCTGACCCAACAATTAGTTTCAGCTATTATGGAAACATTAGATAATAATCGGGTAGCAGGAACAGCTTCACCAGATACACCCTAAAAGGATAAAAAATGGCAACAGGTACAACAACAAAACAAACATTATTAGATCAAATAGATAGTAAAGTGGTAACTGCAAACGCAACAGAGGTATCTCAACTTGCTAAAGCAATTAATAATGTGCAAGAGGTAATTCCTGAAGATAGAATATTTTCCCAACATCCGAGAGGATCAAACGAGTTATATTTTGAACGAGATGCAGAATTTGTTATTTGGTGTGGTAGACAGCACAATCATAGTCATGAAGGCGGTGGATCTATTATATATGATAGTAATTTGGATATTTACGATAATACCCATTTTATGGGGTATCATTGTTATAATGGTGGTGTAGACGGACTTTTTGGACACCATGGTTGGGGATCAACAGAAGCATACGCATATGGTGGAAATCATTGTTGGTTAGATACTACATGTCACTCACATCAACATCATTGTTATATTAATGGAACAGATGCAGTAGGTGAACTTGGCCATTTTAGACTTAAAATGGGAGAAGGTGGTCATATAGGTTATTATCATTCTCACTTAGGTGATTTTAGACAATTAGAGAATTCCAAAATTGGATCCTGGGAAGTTCGTGATAATAGATACTATGTTAACTATATTCATAATCAAGCCGCCATTGTTAATAGATTTATGACAGAACATGGTAGAGCCTCAGCAACATCAACCAAACATATACCTGGACAAACAGGTAACAATTATGGTTGTACTTCATTTAATAGAAAACGTAAAGAAGCATGTTTTATTAATCCTGCTCAACCTGTAATGGATTATGCAAGCCATCATTTATCAAGCACAAATAGCAGTTATTGGAATGCTATTACAAACGGTGGACAAATGGACGCCTTGGACGGCAACCAAATGAATAGACATCGGGTAAGAATGTATTATGGTATTCAACAAATTGATGGTGCAACCAACTTAGAAAAAGTATTAGACGATAAAACTGCAAAAAATTTATACTTTAATTGGGTTTATGGTATGAATACTAATTATAAAGGTTCACATTGGCAACAAAAATGTACTTTAGTTGATAATGGATCTATTTTTGTAATAACTCAAAATCCATATAACTCTTATACATTAGCAAGATTGGTTAGACAACGAGATGACAGGGCAATAAGATTTGAAACAAGACAAACACAACGTTGTAGCAATTGTTATGGTGCTCATGACAATAAAGCCGCAGGTGTAAGAATTGTTCAAAGTAGAAATAAAAGAAATGTATGTATGTATGGGCCATTTTATTTTTATGGTTCAGGAATGTGTGGCTGGATTATTTCAAGAGATACATCAAGAGAATATCCTGAATTATGGAGTCAACAAACATCACATGGCATACAAATAAGTCCATTTAGAGATGCAGATTTTTATATACATCATGCCCAAGATTGGAATGACTGGGGCGGTCTTAATAAAACATCAAGAATAGCATATCAAAATCCAAAAGGACATTTTGAGTCTTATTGGGTAGGTGCTCAAATGGATTCGCAAGGACATAGTACACAATATCCGGCTGTGGTTCCTTTACATAAAGACGGTTTAACATATTAAGGTGATTTAACTATGAGTAATGAAACAATTAAACAAGCAAAAGATGCAGTATTAGATAGAATACAAGTATTAGCCGAAACTGCATCCACGGATGCATCCGATACTATACTCTTAACAGATGCATTAACTACCGTTAACACAGGGGTAGATGAAAGTACTCCAATTAAGCCTCCACCAGATTATCATTATCGAAATACTAGACCAGAATATGGAATATGGTCTTCACATCACAGTCATGGTGGCGGAATGACAGTTGTAGATGAATTTGCATATCCAATTAGAATGCGAGGATATTGGCATAGTAGTTATGAAGATACTGCCGATGGAGGATGGAATGGTGTTTATTGTGGAGGATTCAAAGAACAATGGGCAGACAATAATTGTTATTATAGATGTAATGATCACTGCCCGTCCGGAGCAGAATGTTATATAAATGGTACTACATCTGTAGGTGAGTTAGGTCATTATAGAATGATTGGTGGTTATCGAGCATTAGAATCCATTAGAGCCGGGGAAGCGGGGGATAATTATAGAACTGAAAATTTTTATGCAGGTAATGCAGAATTAGATGACAGAGAATGTTATTTAAAATATAAAGACCAAACTGTAGAGTTACGTTTGCGGCATTTAGCACATGATCATACGTCACTAAGCTCACATAATACCGCCAATAATACTAACAGTAATCGAGGTGGTGTTTCTTATAATAAATCACTCGCAGAATTGGTTGTTCTTAACAGACAATTATCATCAAGTACATTTACTGTAAAAATTTATAAAACTATACCAGAAATAAATCGAAAAACAGATTTAAGTGCTGTTTTAACTGCGGCAGAAGCTGGCTCTGTATCATTAGATTATGTACATGCTGATGGATATAATTCGGGCGATTTAGAAACATACGAAAATAATAAAATTGTATTATGTGATGATGGATCAATGTACGTAACAACACATGAGCCCACTGCGTATCTTCATATTGTAAAATTAACAAGAGATGCCGGTGATACAACTCTTACTTATGGTACCCATAATCAAACAGCGGTGCATTCTACTAATTATGGTCAGGCACAAAGTGGTGGGCACGGACACATGTTAGTTCAAAGTAGAGATAAGAAAAATGTATATCTATTTGTTAGCTATCATCAGTATCAAAAAGGTATGATAAGTTATATTGTTAGTAAAGACAGAAATTCTTTTGCAAATGGATATAATTGGCTAACCACAACTCATGGTGCTCAGGTAGGACCATATGGTGATAAAGGATTTGTAATATCACGAAATCATAACTGGGATTGGCCAGGAGCTCAATCCGTGATATGTTTTATACAAAAAGAAACAGACGGATCATGGGTAGAAACAGACACAGGCGGCCAAATAGATAATAACGGCTGGTGGACAACAAATTATCCGTGCTTAGTACCAATGAATTATTAAGGAATATAAAAAATGAATTACAACCAAGAACGAGTAGATGAAATAATACCTAGAAAAGAATCTATAGTCAAACAAAAATTAATTGATAAAATTAATACATTAGGTGCTGATTCTAGTACTACAGTAAAAGATTTAACATACCTATCTAAATCGCTAGAAGTGTTAAACAAAAAAGTTAAAGAAGATACATATACTGATGGTACAGGTCCTGATTGTTATGGAATACGACCAAGACAGCAGGAAGTACCTCATACTGCAATGCCAGGATGGAACAGTGGCCAACAAGACAGTAGAAATTCATCACCTGCTCAATTTGGTATTTATACTTCACATTATAGTTGGTCTTGCGGTGTAACAGTTTATGATGAGAAATGCGAACCATGCGGTAATTCTACCTGGACATGGTGCCATCATTATGGTGGACAAACTGGTGGAATGTGGGGACCTTGGTCAACAGGACAACGAAGTGCATGTTTTTCTTGGAATGGTAATAATTGTTATTTTAATACTGCTGGTACTACAAGTAGTAGTCATTGTTATAATAATGGTGCAGATACATGTGGTCCGCATGGTAATAGTAATTTAATTTTAGGCGGGCCGGCGGCATGCTTGGCAGTTAATTTTTGGAATAATGAAAATAACCAATCAAGTGGTATTGGGCCGCGACATGAAAAAAGAAACGAACAAGTAGAAACTGGTAACTACGAACCAACAGACAAATATACATATCTAATATATCAAAATCAATCTATTAGATTACGAAATAAAAAGATTTTGCCGGGAGCGGCTAACTTAGATTATTCTCAAAAAGCTACTGTAAATGGGGATTCTGCCGCATACGGTTCCTTAACACATAATGCAGAGCGTAAAGAATTAGCAGTTTTAAACAGAAATAATGCCGTTACAGACCAGGAAGGCAGTACTGGTTATTATTTTGATACAAAAATTTATAAAAATGTACCTGATATTAATTTATCTACTGATATAAATGTTGCATTAGATAATGCTACATCAGCAACAATGCAAACTAGAATGGAAGATGGTGGCGCTCGAGGTACTTACACTCCTACAAGTGATCACGGATATAGTCTAGAATATGGTATACAAGGACGATCTGTATTTGCACAAACCCTTTATGATCCAGGTCAACGAGCAGAAGGTAGAGAAGGTATGAAAATTGTAATGGTAGATACTGGTGATATTTATTGGAGTATCACTCATAGTACATGCCATTCTTTACATAGATGTAATAGATATACTGTAGATGGTGTAACTGATGATGATTATTATGCTGATGGTTTTATTCCTGTTTGGAACAAACACGCGGCAATGGCAGGTTATAAAAACCAAGATGAATATTTAAATGAAGATGTGATAGGGTATGATAATAGAACCGACGTAGTGGATTATCATTATTGTAATGATATTTATGGAAGAGAAGCAGGCGGAACTCATCCAGGTGGTACATCTGCAGGATGTGGCCATGTTAACATTATGAGTAGAAATCATAGAAATGTTATTTTGCAATCACCATATTATAATTATGGTTGCGGTATGTCTGCATGGATTATAGATAGACGATTTAGTAGACATCAAATTGCATGGTATGTTCGACAGACATCAGATGGATGTCAATGGGGTCCATTTGGTGAAGAAGGATTTGTTGCTAGTTATGCTCGTAATAAACACGGACCAGACGCATCGTATCGATTATATCTTATGAGACAAGACCATAATACAGGTACATGGATGCGAACTGAAATGTCAAGAGCAATGGCGTCAACTGTTCCTCATTATACAACATATCCAACATTGATACCAATTATATAAAAGGAAAATAAATGGCAACTTTCAACAATATAAAACAAAAATTGATAGATAGAGTATATGACTTAGCATCTACTTCTACTGCCTCAAATGTTAGCTTTTTGGCTAAAGCATTAGATCAAATAGAATCTAATCCCAAAGAAAGTTATAAAGGTAGAGTTAATTTAGAAAATGCTGAGTTAAATGAAGGTGGACTTGATAGAGAACGAGCCACTCAATCTACATCTACTTCGGAAGTCTCACCATTAGGTGGCGGAATTCATAGAGAACAACAAACACGATCCGACGGAGAAATGGGTGTTTATACAAACTATCAAAATTACAAAGGGACACGCGACGAAGCAAAACCTCAATTTGCTATATGGAGTGCTCATAGTAATTATACTGGTGGAAGTATTACCTATGATCAATATTTTAGACCATATGAACGCAGAGCATATAAATCACAAGGCTCCCATTGGTATACAGGTGGAGATGGCGGAGACACAACAGGTCTATATTCTGGCCACCATAAAAATTGGGGTGCTCATAATAATCATTGTTGGTTAAAAACTCAATGTCATGCTACCACAGGCAATACAAGCACAGGCGAACAACACCCAAGTAGAACAGATGCTGTAGGTGAAGTCGGACATTATAGAATTAAAATAGGCCATGGGGCTATGCCAACAGAACGATTTCATGATTATGGAAACGCATTTAGATATGAAAATATTGAGGTAGGTTCGTGTGATTTAGACCATAGACAAACTTATATGAAATATCAAGGGCATTATGTTCATTTAAGAGAAAAATGGATGCCTGGTACCCATGTAACATGGGCAAGTCACGATTCGTGGTTTATGTATGAACATAGAGGTTCGCCTTCTATGTTTGAAATTACGTACAATGAAGACCCAGGTACCAAGCCTCTATCGGGATATGGAACATTAACTTACAATAAAACAAGACAAGAACTTACGGTTGCTAATCAATTAACAGAAGGTATTGCGAGTTTCATTATGAAAGTTTATACTAATGTTCCTAAAATAGATAGATTAACTGCATTAGAAGATGTATTAAAAGAAGAAAATGCAGTTTATATATATTTTACCTGGGGAACAGGATTTAATTCTTCATACGCAGAATCACAACGATCTGGTAAATTTACCATGACAGATGATGGTCAAGTTTATGCTACTATGATGAATTTAAATATTAGCTTTAACTTAGGAATAATAGACAATACATGGCGAGATAAATCAACCCAAGTAACCGGCGACCAACCAAGCAATAAAGTATATCGTCTTATTATTACTAAACCAGGTAAAGGATATCTTTCGGCTCCGACTATTACTATTGCAAATCCAACAGATGTTGCCGGAACAAAAGCAACAGGTACTGTTACAGTAACAAAGGGAAGGGGAACGAGTACAACTGTAGTTGATGGTGGTAGTCATTATGATTATAGTGTTGAACCTCATCCTGTTGTTACAATAGATAATACTGGTACTGGAGGAACCGGAATGGAAATTAAAGCCTGTTTGGTTACTATTGGTACGTTTACAACATTAGATTCACATACTTTAAATGGTACAACATATGGAAGAGATTCAGGACCGTATGGGCAACGAATTGTAATGAGTAGAAATAAACAACTAGTATATATGTTTACTCAATATTATGGATTAGGATGTGGTATAAAAAGTTGGATTATTGATAAAAAGAATAGTGCATGGGCCCAAGGAGAACAAGCGGATGATACTACCCATGGTTGGCAAGTAGTAGCGTTTGGAGAAGAAGATTTTTATGTTCATCGAGGAGATAATTGGGATTCTGGAACTGCACACGAGGGTTATATTTGGTATCAAGTTGCGCCGCATGATGGTACACAGGCGGCATGGAAGAATAATAATGTAGGTCGTCATTTGGATATAATGGCACATACAACAAACTATCCAACTGTGGTGCCGATCTTCTGAATGAAAGGTATAAATATATAAAAGAACTTTGCATTGCATCGAATTGCAAATGATAAATATATTGTAAGTAAAAGGATTACAAATGGCAAAAATAGACTTTGATACAAAAAATATAGGAAAACAAATTCATGACGACGGCGAATTTGATTTACCTGCACACTTACATAGCCAAGAAGGACAGGACCTAACTTTGCCATCTAGATTCGGCATTAATAAATCAGAAGATCCGGTTATTATATTTGATAGATTTCCTGGCTGGACTGATGACGCAGTTAAAATAGAATTAGATAGACTATGGGAAACAGATGTTTGGCCGGGTCGTGTGTCACAATTTTTAGCAGCCGCCGAACAAATAAAAGCAGAAGCACAGGCTAGATTTAATGAATCTGGCTGGAAATTAGAAAAAGCATTAGACACCGCCGCAGGTGATTGGACTCATGCTGACGTTGTTGCCGCACTAGCAGACAGAGCTGAATGTCGAACTAAATCCGGCGAACACGAACAATTAATTAAAGACGCATTAGTAGCAAGAAAACATCCTGATGATTGGCCTGGCCCGCAAGAGTGGACTTGTCCATTAGCGGAGTCATATAAAGATGTTGCGGCTGGAACAGATACAGAGGCAGGTATTGCGGCGACTAAGGCAGCCAGAATAAAAGCGACGTATGATGTTGACGATCCAGGTTCTGGACTTTAAAACATAGTAGTTATACTTTCTATATATTGGCGGGACTCTTTTATATCTGAGTCCCGCAATTCACCTACATGATCTAACCATTTATATTGATCAATTAAATCATAAGCATACTCACAAAAAACATCATTTAACCAACGCCGGTGTGTTAATCTACCTAAAATAGTTCTAAGAGCTTGCAAATATTCTTTTGGTGTTCTATCTTCTAATATAGCTCGCTCATCTTCTAATGCACCAGACTTATATGCTTCTTCTTGTCTTGGGGTTATCCAAACTTTAGATAAATCCCAACCATCTATTTCTGATCCTAATTCGTTGCCTGCTGATAATAAACTAAAAGCAGGTCTACCAAAAAATAAATGTTGTTGTTTATAACTCATAACCTTAGACCCATGATCTATATACTGTTTTCGTTTTTTTGCCCAATCATCCCAGTATTTAGATTTATTATTTTTATTAAATGCATAATGAGCACCAACATACTTAACAGTACAATCAAATGTATCATGGGTATATTTGTTATACATATCTATTTTTTCTTGATCCCACATGAAAAAATAATTTACATCTAATTGAGATGTGTCCCATGCTCCTATGGATACCATTTGAACGTCTTGCGGTAATTTATTTTGTTTTATTAATGATAAAAATGCTATCAAATTATTGTGCATAAAAAATA